GATACTTTAAAAAGATTGATAATAAGTGGCTGTATCTATGTTATGGATGTTGGACTCTTTTAAATGAAGTGATTTGTAGTGAGCAAACCTAGATTAAATTAACAGAAGTAATAATTAAAAATAGCTAAGCTATGGCAAAAAAAGAATTTAGAAAGTACCAACACATTGAAAGATTTGGAACTACAGAAGTACAAAACATTGAATTAGGAGAATGTTATATTTTTCCGAAAATTGACGGAACAAATGCAAGTATTTGGCTTGACGAAAATGGAAAGCTACAAGCTGGTAGCCGTAAAAGACATTTGAGTATTGACGATGATAACGCAGGTTTTTGTAAGTGGGCTAATGAGCAACCTAATTTAATTGCTTATTTACATGAAAACCCAACACATAGATTGTTTGGCGAATGGCTTGTACCTCATAGTTTGAAAACTTACCGTGAAGATGCTTGGAGACATTTTTATGTATTTGATGTAGCTTTAGACAAAGAGGAAACCGAAATTAATCACGAAGGTGACAGCCAACATAAATATTTGCATTACCACGAATACAAGCCTTTGCTTGAAAAACACAATATTGATTACATACCACCTTTGGCAATTATTGAAAGAGCAAGCTATGAGCAATTTATTAACCAGCTTGAAAAGAATGTGTTTTTAGTAGAAGACGGTAAAGGTGCTGGAGAGGGAATTGTAATTAAAAACTATGACTTTTTTAACCGATACGGGAGACAAACTTGGGCTAAAATTGTAACCTCTGAATTTAAAGAGAAGCATAGTAAAACAATGGGAGCACCAAAAGTTGAAGGTAAAAAGATGGTTGAAGAAGAAATTGCAAAGAAATATGTTACTACTGCACTATGCGAAAAAGTAAAGGCTAAAATTGAACTTGATAACGATGGGTTTAGCAGTAAGCAAATACCAAGGCTTTTAAATACTGTTTACTACGATGTAGTAAAAGAAGAAAGCTGGAACTTTGTAAAAGAGTTTAAAAATCCAACTATTAATTACAATACACTACAGCACTTTATTTTTGCACAGGTGAAAGTATGTGTACCGATGCTATTCTAATCGGTTTGAAAAACCGAAAGCGGGGATGGCTATTTTTAATTATGGTCAAATTTGCACTAACCTTGATTAAATGGACTGCCTTTCTTCCGCTTGTTGCTAACAAAGTAATAAAATCAGTTTTAATTGATTTTTATCGCGTATTATGACAAAAATCATAGCATATAATATAGTTAAAAACTATTTTTAAGAAAAAATATTATTATGAATATAATTGAAAAAATAGATGCTGCAAGAAAAAAAATAAAAAGTAGCGACTTAAAAAAACAAGGTAGAAATAAACATAGTAACTATGATTATTATACCCCAGAGCAAATAAATCATTTAGTAAATGCCGTCTGTTCAGAATTAAGAATTTTTAACAGTTATGAACTTAAGCGAAATGAAATAGGTTTATACGCTGAATTAACAGTAATTAATTTAGATGATTTAAAAGATTTTAAAACATATACATTCGCAACAGACATTCCACAAATTACAGCTACAAATGTAGCGCAACAAATAGGAGGTTGTATGACGTATTCTGAACGTTATGCTTTAATGTTTATCTATGATATTAAGGACAATAATCTTGATTATGATGCTCAATCGCCTGTAGATAATAAGCCAGATAAAAGTCAAAAACAATCAAATAATCAATCTAATTTTGAAACTAGAGAGGTAACTAAATCAGAGGTTGATAGTAAATGGAATGGAAAGTTATATAAAGGTAATGCAGTATATATTGATAATATTAAAATAGTTATACCGCAAGATCAATATGAAAAGTTAAAAACTCATCCTAAATATAAACAGTAATGAAAAGAAGTAAAGATATATTTTTAGAAGTAAGAGAAAAACAGTTAACTAAAGAATCTAAAAAAGACAAATTAAATGAACAACTTAGATTTAAAAATAGAGATAAGTGATTTTGATAAGAAAATAGAATCTATAATGTCGGGGGAAAAAGCTTTAAGTTATTCAAAACTTAGTTCTTTTTTAGAAACACCTAAACATTATTATGAACATGAAACTAATGAAGAAGTTACACCGGCGATGAAAGAAGGTCAAATATTTCATTGTGTATGTTTAGAACTTGAAAATTTTAATAAAAAATACTGGATTTTAGATGATGCAAAGATATGCGAAAAAATTGGAGGCGCAAAACCAAGAGGAACTAATGATTATAAGGAATGGAAATTAAACCAAGAACTTTTAAATAAAGGTAAGGAATTAGTATCTATTGATGATTATAATACTTTTATTAACATGTCTGATGCTTTAAGGCGAAATAAAGCTTCTAAAATATTAATAAATAGCTTAACAGATAAGGAATTTCCTTTTGAATTTGAATACGATCAATTTAAAATAAAAGGAAAGATTGATGGAAAAGGCGAAATAAAAGAAGATAATTTGTTTTTTGATAAAGGTAAATACATAATAGACTTAAAAAAAGTTGCAGACGCTTCTTATAAAAAAATAAGATGGGATATAAGAGATAAAAATCTTGATTTACAGGGAGGATTATATTCGTATTCTCAAAAAATCAACAATTATTATCTCGTTTTTATTGACAAAAAATGTAATATTACTATTGTAAATCTAATTGAAGAAACATTAAATTCCGGATTTAATAAATTTGAAAATTCTATTAAAGAATTTCAACGCTGCGCTGAGGAAAATGCATGGCAAAGTTCATATGAATTTTATAACGGAGGATTTATACGAGTGTAATGACTAAAAAAGCGAACATACTAATAAAGCATAACGATAGGCTAGTTCCTTTCGATAATGAAGCCAGTGTATTTGTGTCAAGGCTTGAAGAAGGTGATAAGGTTCTATGTGAGAAGTTAAAAAAAACACGTTCATCACAACAGAATAGAGCCTTACACCTATTCTTTACAATGATCGCAGAAAATCTAAACAAGGAAGGGATAACATTTGTTTATAGAGAACTTAAAGGCCAGGAACTTGAAACTAAGTATACTGAACATTTAGTAAAAGAAATGATTTGGAGACCTATTCAGGTCACTTTATTTAATGTAGAGTCTACAACTAAATTGACAAGTGAGATGATAAATAAAATCCTTGATGTGTTAGTTAATTTTTTCGCTAATAAAGGAATACAGATATCATTCCCTAGCCGGTTTGATTTAATGGTTAAAGAAATGGAAGAGAAAGGATATTATTAAACTAATAATTATGAATTATTTATTAAACACACTTTTGATACTTAATACATTTTTTTCTTTTGTATATATTATTGCTTCAATGCATAAAAAAAATACAAGGTATGCAGCTTACTCAATTTTTCATTTATTGCTAGTAATAATACTTATTATAACTAAGTAATAAATTAGAAAAAAATTGTATCTTTGTATATGTTGAGTGGAGCAACATAATAAAATATAAATGGCATGGCGAGTAGGGACTCCACCCCGAAAGCCCTGCCTTTTTTATTTAATATCATGGAAGAATTAGTATTTAGATCAGAAAAAGGAAATCCGGTAACAAGCAGTAAGCTTGTGGCTAAAAAATTTAAAAAAAATCATAAAGATGTATTAAAAGCTATAAGGAATTTAGTAACATCAGATGATTGGTATAAGCGTAATTTTGCGCTCATTGAATATCAACAAGTTACGCACTCTCCTATTATAAAAGATAAAGAATATATAATGACAAGAGATGGATTCTCTATTTTAGTTTTTGGATTTACTGGGGAAAAGGCATTAAAATTTAAAATAGATTTTATTGAAGCTTTTAATAAAATGGAACAAGCTTTAAATAAAATAATTCCAGATTTTAATAATCCTGTAGAAGCAGCAAGAGCATGGGCAGATGAAGTTGAGAAAAAGCAATTAGCTGAAATAAAAGTAAAAGAATTAGAGCCAAAAGCTGAAAGTTTCGATATTTTTATAGATTCTAAATCGCTTCAAGGATTTAAAGAAGTAGCAAATATGTTAGGATATGGACGTAATAAATTAATGTCTAAACTTAGAATATTATGTATTCTTACGCATAAAAATATCCCTTACCAACGTTTTTTAAACATGAAATTATTTGAGGTTAAGGAAAGCCAAAAGGAATTGATTATATAAGAAAAGCACTAACTAAAATATATTAATAAATCATAACACAATGGCAGGAAGCGTATTTAAATCACTTAAATATCTCCGTTGAATTCGGAGCGTTATATTAAATTTTTCCAAAACCATGACAAATATCATATTAATATCATAACCTAACCCTTATCTTTACCGTATAAGAAAGTATAACTTAAAAATTAGCATTATGAAAACTTTAGAAACAAGAAAAGAAAAAGCAACTGACGTATATAATATATTAGATGCTGTGCGTATTAAAGAAGGCGCAACAAAATGGATGAAAGAGCGTGGGTTTTGGCTTGATGACTATCCAGAAAGCATTGACGGCATGACTGGTAAGATAAGTGGAGACTACACTAACTTACGTGGTGATGATAAGCATTACGCAATTGACATAACGAACTATGTTGATAGAATAGGTGCTGTTGGGATCAATCCTATGTTTATAGAAGTTGTTTAGCATTGCATTATGACAACTTTAACAACAACAACAGGAACAAATTTAAAAGTAAGTTCAAACAAATCAAAGAGGTATTACACTATAGTAACTGAAACAGCAAAATTCATAACTAATCCAATGAGTCGGGAAGAATTTGACAATAATGCATACAACACCGGTCAAGATTGGAAGAATTTTCTAAAAACAGATGATTATTACGAAGTTAAATAATCCGCTAATTCTTATCGGCACCGCCCCTAACTTGGAAACGAGCCTGGGATTTGGTGATAGAAATAAATAACTAAATAAATAACTAAATAAATATGGAATATTTAAAACAAAACACAGCTATTATATCCATCGAAAGATATGATGAATTAAAAAACTTTGAAAGAGTGGTTTTAGATGATTCTGAAACACTATTTTACGTATCATGGGATGGAGCATTGAGAGAACGTTGTGTGTATTATAGTTCTGAAGCTCATTATGAGATAGTTGAGATGAATAATTCATTAAAAATTGAAATAGAAGAGTTGAAAAAGAATAATAAACTAAAAGAAATGGAAATAAAAGAGTTGAAAAAACGTAAACGTAAATTATTTAAATGGTTTTAATATTACTCATATTCAAAAATAATGATTAATAAGCAATCCATAAAGCGTTGTAAAGGAACAGGAAAAGCAAAAGGCTGTGGATGTGGAGAAATAAAAGTAATATTCCGCTATGGCCTTTGCGTTATTTGTTATAAAGATTTTCTATTTAATAGTCCTGAAGGTATAGAAATATTAAGAAAATCAAGAATAACCGGTAAAAAACGAGCTGATAAAGAAGAAAAGCAAAGGAAAAATAGAGAGAAGTTAGAAAATAAATCTATCCAGACATTAATAAATCAAGCAAAAACTCCGTTTCAAAAGCTTATTCGAATAAGAGATCATGGTAAGAACTGTATTTGTTGCGATAGACCACTACCCTTTAATATAGGTGATTATGATGCCGGTCATTTCCTAAAGGCGGAGCTATATACAGGTTTAATTTTTCATCCAGATAACGTTTTTGGACAGCTAAAACATTGTAATAAATATGAGCATGGTAACGAAAATGGATATATGGGCGGCTTAATTAAACGAATAGGCATCGAAAGATACAATCATTTAAATGACGTTAAAAACACTTTAAAAGAGTATAAATTTAGCAAAGAACAGCTAATAAAAATGAAGAAATACTATAATAAAGAATTAAAATCAGTCGAAAAAGGATTAAAAAATATTAATGATGTTGATTTTAATATTGGAATACTAATATAATATTAATGATATGCATAAAGTTGAAAAATTAAAATTTTTATGGGGGATAGGGTGAAAATAAATGTAAATATTTACAAAATAAATTTGTTTTATTCGTAACTATTTACTAATTTTATCGTATAATTAATAAAAACAAATGCAATGGCAATAGTAATTAGATACACAGCAGACATTGAAGCAGATAAAAAAAGAAACTATACTACTTTTTCCGCAATGGGTTTTACTTCAAAAGATAAAGAAACATTTATTAATGATTTATCTGAATTAATGGAAAGCGAAATGACCGATTCATACGAATACATGACTTCTAATGAAATTGAAGAAAATATAATTGAAACTGAAAAAGGAATTACTCTTAAACAACATGACGGACTTTCATTTTGTTTGATTCCTGAAAGTATTTGCGAAGATGAAAATGGATGGAACGAACTTGAAGAAAGTAAAAAAATAGAACTAATAAACAATTACGGATATGCTTTAGGTTGCCAAGGAACTCACATTATTGTTGATGCTGATAATTTAGAAGCTAGTTTATATGAACATGAACAACATTTAGTTTTTGAAGTAAACGATTTTGAAGAAATTTATTCAGAAAGTTCAGACATGAATATTATACTTAATAGAGCTAAATAATGATAGACGAGCGTGTAAAAAAAATATTTGGGAGTTGGATTTCATTTGCGAACTTACAAAATCAAAACCCGACTAATTTTAAGCGTAAAATAATGCAGAATATTAGCCGCTTAAACAAATGGTTAGAACCTGCTGGAATGCAAATTAAAATTGTTTTGAAAAAACAAAAGCGTGTTAGCCAGCGAAGCGAACTGTTGGCTTTTAAGAAATTTATAAGCAAAACTCCACAGGCTGAATTGGAATACTATAGTGATGAAGAATTTACAGACCTTTATATAAAAGCAAAATGAGGCTAACGGTTACGGGTATGTTGTCGTTGCGTGAATTTAGTAATAATTTAAAAAATAGAACAAATGATAAAATTTATTAGAAACTTATTTAAAGGTAGAAAGCAGCAATGCAATATACCTGATGTTAGCGTTTCGGTTGCTGGTACTTGTGGTACTTGCAGATTCGCTGACAGAGAAAGAGATATGTGTGCAGCAGGAAGTTATTGGGCAGAAAAGGGGCACAATAAAGTTTGCTATGGTGGTGAGTTGTGGGAAGCAACTGAACGCTAACGTAGAAATAAAATGCGTTTTAATGCATTTTAATCGAATGTTATCGTAACATTTTTAATCATCCTGCGTATAATCAAATAAAAAGACATGAATAATTTAAAACAAATACTAAAAAACTACGGGATTAAAAGAGAATTAACCCTTATAGGAGTTGAGAAAACTACTTACTCTGAACAAACGAGAGTTAATGTAATATTTGAGGGGTTAACATTAAGTTGTTTTGTTTTAAATTACATGATAGATCATGTTGATTTGATTGACAGGGCTATTTTTAGTAACTTAGATAAATTATAACGATGGCTATAATAATAGTTGGATGTTCGATTACGTAGAAACTTTGATACGAGAACAAATAAAAACAAAAATAGCGATGGGATACACTAAAAGAAAATGTGATTTTTGTGGTAAAGAATATATGGCAGATAACCGCAATTTAAAGCGTGGGTGGGGTTTATGTTGCTCCAAAAGATGCGCTGCTAAAAAAAGAGAAAAAAGCAGACCTGATTACGACCCTAAAACTGTAAGATATAACAACTTGAAAAGAGCAGGATTACTTCCAAGAGAAACAGATTATGTCGAAATGTATAATAATAGTGGATGGGCAGATGATGACCAATGGGGTGATTATGATTTAGGTATTCACAACTAAATGCACACAACGAAGAGATAAAATCAGTTTTAATTGATTTTTATTGATTGTTATGATTTTTATCATTGTTTTATAATAAAAAAATAACTATTTTTAGTACTAAATAATTAATATTATGATTTATATATATATTATATCATTTCTAATATTAGTACTTTTAATACTAAATGCGCCAATAAATGAAAACTACAACTAAACTTTTAATTATATGCTTAATACTACTTAGTAGTTGTTCAAGACATATTATAGAAGGAATGGAATCAACAGATCGATTAATAACCGGCTATTCAAAAAACATGAAGCGATATAAGGTTGTTAACAATAAACTTAAGCCAGAATGTGATATTAGAATAGATTCAGACACATTATTTAAGCCAGGGGATATATTAAGTTTAAACTCAGAATTCAATCTATGTCATTAATAATTTGTAAAGTCATTATATTTTTGTAAATTTGAAAAGGAATAGAGTATGTTTTTTCATGATTTTAGGGTTTAGTTAGTATTTTATGATTAATTAAGTTTTCATGTGCCCCGGAGTGGTTAACCGGGGTTTTTTATTTTAAAAAGTTTAAAAACATGACAAATATCATATAATAATTGTAACCTTATTTATATCTTTACGTATAAGAAAGTAATTAATAACTAAAAACAAAAAGTCATGAAAGAAATTAGAGTTATAAGATATTCGAATGAATCAGGTTCAAGAGAGGGTGTTTATTTTACTGAAGATTTTGAAGTGTTAAATAGCGAAATTATACCTTATTGTTGTACGGTTAATTCAGATTTAATAATCGAAGTATCTGATTTTGATTTAAGTTTTCCATTGGATTATAATCTTGAAAGATAACCCGCTAATTCTTAGCTGCACCGCCCCGGACTTGGTAACGAGCCGGGGATTTGGTGGTATAAACTAACACTAAAAATTGAAATATAAATGAAAGCAGAAAAAATTAGAATAGGAAACTTTGTAAATCTTAAAAATTGGCAAGATGAAATAAGCTTTTTTGGGGAGTTCGATATTTCACAAAATGAATTGGATAAATTAGTAAAAACAGGTGATGGAAATGCTAAAGTATTATCTATTACAAGTGAAGAAGTAGAGCTATTGGCATATGGTTGTGATTTATATTATTATAGTTACGCTGAAATATTGCCGATAAAAATTACTGAAAAATGGCTTATTGATTTAGGGTTTAATAAATTCCCAGGAAGTGGACAATTATTCGACACTGATGATTTTTGGGCTGGAAGATTAATAAACGATGGCTTTTTTGAGATTTCGCACTTAGAATTAACATTGAAATATGTTCATGATTTACAGAATGTATTTTTTGCGCTTACAGGTAGAGAACTTGAATTGAAAAACGAATGTAGTACTTGTGCCTAACAAAGCGATAAAATAAACTTTAATTATATGGATAACGAAGAAATATTAAAAAAAATAGCTCCTTATTTGCCTTATGGTTTACAATGTTACGGAGCTTCAGATGTCTGGACAATACATTCTATGGGAATAGAAAATATATCATTCTTTAATGGAATTATTTTACAAGAATGTTCATTTGATTATTTTTTTACAGATTATTCTCTATTATTTCGTCCCCTATCCGATCTAACGAAAGAGATTGAGGTTGATGGAAATAAAATAACACATTCATTTAATCTTTTTAACGTAAAAAATGACATAAAATGTGTTTATTTTATTAATACTATTAAAGATAAAACTATGTGTTTTTATCAAGCGGAGAGACTTTTAGAATGGCATTTTGATATTTTCGGACTTATTGAAAAAGGGCTTGCAATTGACATTAATACTTTAAAACAATGAGCTTACAATCACCTATATTAAGCCTTGAACTAGACATTAAATGTTTAGAAATAGAGATAGAAAACTATCACCCTCCGATACAGAACTATGAAAAAGAATTAAATAATAAAAAAAGGATACTTAAAGAATTTAAACAGGCAGTTGAAATACTTAAATTTCGGAGTGAATTAAATAAATAAAAAAATGGGATCATATAAAACAAAATTAATAAATGGGATTACTTATAAAGTAATAAATTATATTGAAAATATGGAATTAATATTTCCAAATGATTCAATTTATATTGAATATGATAAGATTATTATAACTAAATCTATCAAATGTAAAAATATATATATTAAAGGCGACCAGATAGTTAAAGGCTACCAGATAGTTGAAGGCTACCAGAGAGTTAAAGGCGACCAGAGAGTTGAAGGCTACCAGAGAGTTGAAGGCTACCAGATAGTTGAAGGCGACCAGAGAGTTGAAGGCGACCAGATAGTTGAAGGCTACCAGAGAGTTGAAGGCGACCAGATAGTTGAAGGCTACCAGATAGTTAAAGGCTACCAGATAGTTGAAGGCGACCAGAGAGTTGAAGGCTACCAGATAGTTGAAGGCGACCAGAGAGTTGAAGGCGACCAGATAGTTGAAGGCTACCAGATAGTTGAAGGCGACCAGATAGTTAAAGGCTACCAGAGAGTTGAAGGCTACCAGAGAGTTGAAGGCGACCAGATAATTAAATCTATACAAATTAATAGTTATTGTAAATGGACTATAATTGTATATAGACAGACAATTAAAATAGGGTGTAAAGAAAAAACTACAGAAGAATGGGAATTATTTTTTAAAGACAATAAAACATATGAAACAGATATTAATTCGAAAGAATATTTAAAAATAAAATCAGCATTTGAAATGGCTAAATCGGCACAAAAGCATTTAATATTAATGAATACTAATAAATAATGGGATCATATAAAACAAAAGATAGAAAAGGTCAGGTTCATGAATTAATTATACCTGATCAGTTTGATGAAATGGTTAATAAGGAATTTGTATTAGTATTTCCTATAATGGAATGCGATGATCCAGAATTATTACCTTATAATGCTTTTACAAGATTTTTGAAGGCTAAAGGGGTTAAATATTAACGAATAGTAATATGGAAAATACGGCCTTAACGTATAAAATTTTATACTAGTACTAATTAAAAAATAAAAAAGTTATGGGAATGTCAACCTATGTAACAGGCTTTGTTTCGCCTGAAAATGAAAATTACAAGAAACACGCAAAAGTATTAATAGCTTGTATTGAGGCAGGTATTTCAGAATTACCAAAAGAAACTGCTGAATATTTTGGTAGTAAATATTGTGAAAAATACCTACTTGAAGAAAAACTTATAGTAGAAATACCTAAACATGAATACTGTAATGAAAGTTCAGAAGGATATGAAATTATAGTTTCTGAAATACCTGACGGTGTTCATAAGATTAGATTTGCTAATAGCTGGTAGTGTGCGTATGTTTTTATTTTTTAATTGCTTAATTATTCACTACTTAACGAACGAATCGCAGTTATAAAATCTGTTTGTTGCTCAATTAATTGTAAGTCAGAAGCATGGTGTTATGGATGCAAAGTAAAACATGATTGTTAAAAATTTAATTATGATATATTTATTAGGAATTACAAAAGCAGAAAAAGAAACATCTAACAAGGTTACAAGGCTATTTAAAAGTCTAAAAATACCTTTTAAAGATGAAGTAGAACTCGAAAAATTTAGGTTTAATAGAGAAATTAAATTTAATAAAAATATATACTTTATGAGTAAAGATACTTATATGGCAATTATGAAATAATTAATTAACTATGAAAGAATCAATAAAAATATTACAGGAATTCGGTATAAAAAGAACCGAAGAAGAGCTAAAGAAATGGAATGATATTCCAGATAACTTAAAAGCTAAAGAAGTAATTGAATCAGAACAAAAAAAGATAGATGAATACAAACATGCTATCGAAATACTTGGATCAATTAATGATTTTTTTGAGTCATTTAATAAAATAATGAATGATGATTAAACAATATGATTACACTCTTTGCGACAAGGATTGCAAAGAAGTTAAAGACGGTATTTGTAAGATGCTAGGTATATTTCATCTTAGTCAATGTACAGATGATAATGAGACCTGTAAAGCTTTAATTTTATAAAATAAATCGAAAAATAAATATAATATTTAGTGAAAATATCGAATAATTTACTATATTTGCATACACGATAATTTTTCATATACATCTATTTAGCTCCCTTGAAACGGGGAGTTTTTGAGAAACTTAAAATAACAAAGTAAAATGCATTTAATTAAGACATCAGAAAAAGTATTAGTATGGATGCATAGAAATAAAATTTCAGGAAGCAAAATAGCTGGTGAAATTGGTATAACTAGACAAGCATTCAGTCAAAAATTAGTAAATAATGTTTTTACACCTTTAGATATTCAAGTATTGAAAAAACTTGGGTTTAATGAATAATTTTTTTTCTTTAACAATTAACAATGTTAAGCATGGCAAAAGATAAAAATAGCTTTATTCTATATAAAGACACAATACATACGTTAAAAATGTTAACAGACGTTCAACGAGGTCAATTAATGTTAATAATATTTGAATATGTCAATGATTTAAATCCAGAAGTTAATGATCCTGTTTTAAAAATAGTTTTTGAACCAATCAAACAATCATTAAAGCGAGATTTAAAAAAATATGAAAACAAAAAAAAACAATGGTCTAATGCTGGTAAAGCTAGTGCTGAAGCAAGGTTGAAGGCTAAACAACAAAAGTTAACGTCCGTTGACGAATGTAAACAATCGTTAACGGTTTCAACTGTAAGTGTAAGTGATAGTGTAAGTGATAGTGTAAGTGATAGTGTAAGTGATATAAATAATAATATATTTAATTTTAAAAAATCTCTTTTAGATTTAGGAATTGAAAAACAAATAGTTTCTGATTGGTTAAAAGTAAGAATGAAGAAAAAATCATCTAATACAGAAACGGCATTTAAAAAAATTAAAGAACAAATTGATAAAACAAATCTTTCAGCAAATGAATGTATAAAAATTGCGGTGGAAAATAGTTGGGCTGGGTTTAATCATGAATGGGTAAAAAAATATAAAATTAATAGCTTACCAGAAAAAAAACTAACATCTTTTAGGATAAAACATCATTATTCAGGCACATTAAGAACCATACAAGCAGAAACGCAAGAAGAAGCATTTGAAATATTTAGTAAGCAAACAGGGGCGATGATCGAAGATTTAAAAATTCAGTAATTGTATATGCAAGTAAATGGATTTGAAATATCAAAATTTAATATTCACAACATACCTGAAGGTGTAAAATATCATACCTGCCCTTTGTGTAGTGAATCAAGGAAAAAGAAAACTCAAAAATGTTTATCTGTTTTTTGGGATACAGGAATGGCATCTTGCGCTCATTGTGGTGAAGTAGTTCAGCTTCATGAATGGAAAAAGAAAGATAAACAGGAGGATTATAAGATACCAGAATGGAAAAACAATACAAAATTATCAGATAGATTAATTAAATGGTTTGAGGGAAGGGGTATAAGTCAGTTTGTTTTGAGATTAATGAAAATATCTGAAGGAATTGAAAATATGCCGGATAAACAAACAAATACATGGAAAGAAAAAAATACAGTCCAATTCCCTTATTATCGTTACGGTGAAATAATAAACATTAAATATCGTACAGGAGCTAAAGAGTTTAAATTATACAAGGATTCTGAGAAGATAACCTATAATTTAGATAGATTAATAGGTCAGGAAATAATATACATGTGTGAAGGAGAAATTGATGTTTTATCAATAATGGAGGTTGGAATATATAATGTTGGAAGTTGCCCGAATGGGTTCACAAAAAATACAGTTAATTTAGATTGGATTAATAACGATGTGGAACATTTTATAAACGCAAAAAAAATAATTTTGTGTTTTGATAATGATATACCCGGTGAAAATGGTAAAAGAGAATTTATACGTAGATTTGGAGCTCATAAATGTTATACTGTCGATTTAAAAGGAGAAAAAGATGCTAATGATTTTTTGATTAAATATGGTAAAGAAGAACTAAGAAAAGTACTTGAAAATCATATTGAAATACCGTTAGAAAATGTAAGCACGTATAATGATTTTAAAGAAGAAGTTAGAGATTTCTTTCTAAATGGAATGCCTAAAGGTTTTCAAACAGGTAATTTAATAGGATTAGATAATAATTTTAGTGTTAATTCATCTCATTTAGTGTTAGTTACAGGAATCCCGACATCTGGGAAAAGTGAAGTTGTTGATCAAATAACTGTAGGTTATTCTATAAAACATAAAATTGACACAGCATATGCAAGCGTTGAAAATAAACCAAATAGCTTGCATTTATCTAAATTAGTCAGAAAATTAAACGGGATAACACCTAGACATAAACAAGACTTTAATGATTCGTTTATTGAAGTTGAAAAATATGTGGATAGGCATTTCCATTTTATTGATTTAGAGGGGAGTTATGATTTAGAAAGAGTTCTTTTAAAAGCTGAAGAACTTGTTTATAGAAAAGGAATAAAATGTCTTGTAATTGATCCTTATAATAAAGTTCAATATAAGGGTGAAGTTCCAGGAATAACTGGTAATAGAATAAATGATTACACAAATAAATATCTTAGTTTATTAAACGAATTTGCGACTAAATTAGATATAATAATTTATCTTGTAGCTCACCCAGTTAAAATGAATAAAATGGATAATGGTAAAAGAGCTATCCCTGATTTTTACGATGTTAAAGGAGGCGGAGAATTTTATGATATGTGTCATCATGGATTAGTTGTACATCGTGATTACAATTTAGATTTGACATTGATTAAAGTTTTAAAATGTAAATTCGCACATCTTGGGACTAATCAGGCAGAAGCTTATTTTAAGTATAATACTAACAATGGAAGATTAAATGATATAACTGGATCTATCGATGAACCTGAAGGGATAAGTTGTGATTATGATAATACTAACTGGATAACAAGAGACTATAATAAAGTTGAACAACCAGAAATTGATTATTCAAACAATGATTTAATTGCAGATAATGAAGAGTGGTTTAATAAAGAAAATAGAGAAATAGATGAAGCCCCTTTTTAAAAATATAGAAAGTTATCAACATTATTTTGCAAAAGTTGTGTTGAGAAATTGGTTATTAACAAACAACAAATTAACACCTTATAATATTGTTAAGATAGTAATAGAGAGAGAATTTTGTATTGGTGGATTTGTATATTTTAAGCCAGATCTAACATTATATGATCATGATGGAGTAAAAGCATTTTATGAAGTAACAAAGACAAATCCAATAACCTTAAATAAAATAGATAAAATGAATGAATTTAGTAAAATACATAAATGGAATTTTAACACATATGAAATAAAAGCATCATGGATTATGGATCAAACAAGGATTCCTAACAAATTAAAAATAATAAGAACAATAAACTTTTAACATTATGGAAAAAATGACTCAAAAACAACAGATACTTGAAGCATTACAAGAAGGATTTCATTTAAGCAAATTACAGATGCTTCAGAGATTTAAAGTATGGAATTCCGGGCATGTAATATTTAAGCTTCGAAAAGAAGGACATGATATAAAAACAACGATGGTTAGAAATGAATTATCAGGGAAGTATTTTGCAACTTATCATTTTTAATGGTAAAATGCGTTTTAATGCATTTTAATCGATTGTTAAAATTTTTAAAAACAATATATGAATAATGTAGATACGTCAATTTTAGATAAATTAATAATTGATTTTAAAAATAGATTTCCAGAAATTGATTATTTTACCCAAACTATTATAATTAACTTAACAAATCAGGCTTTTTGTTTAGGTTATGACTCTCACAATCATAGATTTAAAGGTAGATCTAAAAAAGTAAGACGTGGTGATGGGAAGAAATATGAAAGTATACATAGAGCCGCAAAAGAAAACCTAATAAATGAAGATAATCTAAGAAAAGCAATTAAAAATAAACATAAATGTGCAGGGTATTATTGGAAAACATTATAAACATGACTAAAATCATTGTTTTAATGTAACTTTTAGTTTTTTTTTACGTAAAAAAATAAATAAAATCTAAACATGAATTATACTGAATTCTTAGAAAATAAACAGCGAAAAATTATTCAATCAGGATTCGATATTGATGAATCAAAATTAAATCCATTACTTTTAAATTTCCAAAAGTTTGTAATAAAAAGAGCATTAATGGCTGGTAAGTATGCCGTATTTGCTGATACCGGTTTGACTAAAACATTCATGCAACTTGAAATAGCTAATAAAACTAAAGAATTTACACATAAACCAGCTCTTATTTTATCTCCATTGGCTGTAACTGGACAAACTATTGAACAGGGTGAAAAATTTAACATTGAAGTTAATAGATTAGATATTCGTAAGATAATGCCAACACAAGGAATATGGATAACAAATTATGAACAATTAGAAAATATAGACACTTCAGTATTTAGTTGCATTTGTCTCGATGAAAGTTCGATTTTAAAGAACGAAACAGGAAAATACAGAAACTTACTTATTGAAAAGTTTAAAAATACACCTTACAAATTCTGTTTCTCAGCAACTCCGAGTCCTAACGATCCTATGGAGCTTGGTAATCATGCAGAATTTTTGGATGCAATGAAATATAATGAAATGCTTGCTATGTTTTTCGTTCACGACTCACAACAAACTCAGAAATGGAGGTTAAAAGGCCACGCAATAAAGCGTTTTTACGAGTTCGTTTCGACATGGTCTATTATGTTTTCTCATCCAAAAGATATTGGTTTTGATTTACCTGGTTTTGATTTACCTGAATTAAAAATAGAAGAAATTGAAGTTAAAACACCATTACCAGAATGTCAATTGTTTCCTGGATTAGCTGTAAGTGCAACTGATTATCATAAATCATTGAGAGATACTGAGGAATTAAGAATAAAAGAAACAATTAGGATAGTTCAATCAATACGAAAAACAGAGCAAATAATTATTTGGACTAAACAAAACCCAGAAGCAGCAAATATCTATAAACAGTTAAAAGCTTTAGGTTATGACTGCAGAAACGTTCAAGGTTCAGATAGTCCAGATAAAAAAGAAAAAGATTTACTCGGGTTTGCACATAATGAATATCAGATTTTAATTACTAAAGAGTCTATTGCCGGTATGGGTATGAATTATCAGAATTGCGGTTATCAGATATTTAATTCAATTGATTTTTCATTCGAGCAAACTTATCAGGCTTTAAGACGTTCGTGGCGTTTTGGTAGGAAAGAACAAGTAATAGCTTATATGATTACTACTGATAGAATGATTAATGTTTCAAAAATTCAACAAGACAAACAAAAACAATTTAAAACTATGCAACAAGAAATGATTAATGCTGTAGATAGGAATTTGAACTATAAATTGACTGAAAACTTAGATTCATCAGATGATGTCAAAACAGATAGATTCTGGTGTATGAAGGGTGATTGCATAAAACGGTCAAAAGAAATTCCAGACAATACGGCTGATATAAGTATTTTTTCTCCTCCTTTTGCTGATTTATACACATACTCAAATGCTATTGAGGATATGGGTAATGTATCAGATTATGAGGAATTCAGGAAACATTTTAAATATTTAGTTCCAGAATTAAAAAGGCTTATAAAACCAGGGCGAGTTATTTGTGTTCATTCAATGAATTTACCAACTTTAAAGAGTCGTGATGGTTATATTGGATTAAGACGTTTTAATTCGCTTATAGGTGATTTATTTGAAGAAAATGATATGTATTTGCATTCTGAACACGCTATTTGGAAAGATCCATTATTAGCAGCCGTAAGAACAAAAACAAAGGGACTAGCCCACCAACAACTTTTAAAAGATAGCGTTCAGGTAAGAACTGGAATATTTGATTTAATTCAATGCTTTAAAACTAAAGAAGAAAATGCAGTTCCGGTTGAACATAAATTACTCGATTATTACATACCTATGCATGAGTATGATACTTTTCCGAAAACTATATACGATTTTAAGGAAATGTTATCGAAAAATCCAGATTTAATTGATAAAGAAAGTAAATATTCAATTGAAGAACAATATTCTCATCAGGTTTGGCAGAGATATGCAAGTCCAGTATGGATGGATATTAATCAAACAGATGTACTTAAATACATGAATGCTAGAGATCAAAATGATGAAAAACACATTTGCCCTTTACAACTTCCAGTAATTGAACGATTATTATTGCTTTATTCAAACGAAAATGAAACTTGTTTTAGCCCATTTGGTGGTATAGGTTCTGAAGGTTATCAGGCTTTAAAATGTAACCGTAAATCTATTAGTATTGAATTAAAAGAATCATATTTTAATATCAATGTAAAAAATCATAGATCAGCAATAGAACAAAATGGACAATTAACAATATTCTAATTATGAATAAAGCAAAAGAATTATTAAATAGGTCTTATAAATCTATAGTGAATAGAGGATTAATTAATGATTTAACTAAAGATGAAGATTTCTATATTAAAATACTTGAAGAGTCAAAAGAATTTTATGAAGCTATAAGATTTAATGATGATATTTCAAAAATAGAAGAAGTTACAGACTTAATGAATGTTTGTATAAATTATTTAATTTTTAGGGGGAGTGATCCTTTAGAAGAACTTGAAAAAGTAATAATTAAAAACGAAAATAGAGTAAAAAATAAAAGCAATGAAAAAAGAGCAGGTACAAATAGCATTATTAATTAGTGCATTTATTTTTGTAATAGGATTAGCAGTATTAGCTATATATGCTATTAGTGTAGCTTTTGGGTTATCATAACGCAGAGATAAAATGCGTTTCAATGCATTTTAATAGACTGTTATGATTTTTATCATTGTTTATAACAAACTATATATTTAAATTTAAATATAATATATGAATATGAGTGAATTAGATAAAGCACAAAAGAAAATAGATGAAGCTCAAAAAAAGCTTAAAGAAGCTAAAGAAAAGAGAGAAATATCAAAAATAAGATATGATACTCATGTAATAATAATGGAAGGTCAAAGAAGAACACTTGCAGATTTATAGAGAATGAATCAAGAATTAATGAATGAATTAATGAAATCTAATAATGTAGTTAGTGAATCACAAATTAATCTTCAAGAATCAATTAGTAATTTACATAATTTAGAAACAGATGAATCAAGAGAATGAAATAATATTATGCACTACTTGCGGATTACCTTTAGATCGTGAATTTGCAAAAGACAAAAAAGGCGAAAGATACTGCAAATGTCCTTTTGAAGTAAACGAAAAACAACTTCGAGAAATGCGTAATGAAGCTTATAGAAATATACCTCATAATTATGTAGGTAAATATAAAGACGGTATAGAAAATAAAATATTTTTTGACACAAATAAAAGGAGTTTAAACAGATGATAATTATTTTGATAATAATCTCATTATTCGTAATTTACAAAATAATTGGATTAATAACATCTAGGAAAAGAGCTATTTTGAGAGCAAAAGAAGAGTTTATCCATGAGAAAGAACTTGCAAAGAAAAAAGGTAAGGAACTAAGTGTAATTAACGATGTAAGTGATTTTTATGACGCTTATGTGTTTATGCAGTAGTTAACAGACCGGGTGTATTGGATGGGAATTTAAGGACATTTTTAATTAAAATTATATACTATGAAATTAAGAAGAATTATAGGGATAACTTTGTTAGTTTGTTTATTGGCTACACCATTCGTAATTGTAGGTATACAAGATGGATTATGGTGGGCATTGTTCCCTTTAGGGGTAATAATTTTGCTTGTCATACTTAGTTACATTGCTATATGGTTAATCAACTGAGTCCTTAAATTACTTTCCTATAAACCTAGTTAGCTGCACGTAGCTTAGCAATATGATGAGATTGATTAATAGTATAACGCAGAGATAAAATGCGTTTCAATGCATTTTAATCGATTGTTATGATTTTATTATCTAATTAATAATCACTATATTTGCTTATTATTATGATAAAAATGAAACAAATATACATCATACAGAATCGCAGAATATTGCGCGATCTTGACGTAAAAACAAACGTCAATGATGAATGTTGTGTTCGTTATATTCATGATAATAGGGCTATAATGCCTAATTTTAAGCTTAATTAATTATGTCTAATGCTGAATATCAAAATATGATTTTAGCTTATTACAAAGATTTAGAACATTTTGCTGCTCATCTAACAAACAATAGAGATGACGCTAAAGATTTAACACAACAAACTTACTTAAAAGCACTTCAATTCAAAAATAAATATAAAGAACATAAATGCATTAAAATTTGGCTTTCAGTTATAATGAAAAACATATTTATTGATCAAAAAAGGAAAGAGAAAAACATTAAATATGATTATGATTTAGATGATTTAATTATTTCGGAGCCTGAAAATATAACATCAAAACTAACATTAGATGAAATATGGGTTTATTTAAACAAAAAATATAAAGAAAAAATGATAATGCCTCTAATTTTAAACGCAAAAGGTATTAAACACGAGGAAATATCTAAAAAGTATAATATAAACATAAATACAATTAAAAGCAGGGTAAAAAGGGTAAGAGAAGTCTTAAGAAAAAGATATAATCTATGAAAAGAGTACAAAGAAAGAGGACAAAAGGCTATAGAATGCCTGAAAACACAAAATATGTAGGTAGACCTACGGCTTGGGGTAATCCATTTAAACTAACTCCGGATGGTTGGATAATGTATTATTCTGTTAATCGTAAAATATTAGACCCATGGATTTATTGGAGCGTAACTGGTGGATTTTGTTTGACAGATATAGTTGAACTTTATGAGTGTTGGATTAAAGGAGAATTTAAAAATTATACGGATCTACCTAATACTACTGATATAGAACAATTAAAAGGTTTCGATTTAGCTTGTTTTTGCCCGTTAAATTCTCCTTGTCATGCCGATATATTAATTAAATTATTAAGTGATGAAAACACATGAAGATAAAAGCAAGATTGAAAAAGAACTCCTAAAAATGGAGTTAGACTAAAAAAAAGCTTTTGCAAGATACGAATTAACTCAGCTTTATAATAAAAATTAAAATTATGAAAATTATATTTGTCGGAATACATAATAAACCGCATTTAACAGCTTTACATTCGTCAACTAAAACAGGTAAAATAATTGATGATATAATTAAAGAATTGCCTAGAAATATAGAAATTTTAAAAACAAATTTATTTGATATTGATTATTTACCAATAAGTCAATTAGAAATAGATACTTTACATACTGAGTGGTATTGGCAACATTTACCTATAGAAGATGATATTATTATTTTATTAGGGAATAATGTAAAAAGAAATTTTAGACATGATTTAAATAACATTATTAAAGTTGCTCATCCAGCAAGTAAGTATAGTAAATTAGATATTTCAGATTATATTAAAAATACTGTTGAATTAATAAAAACTAAAATATATGGAACTAAACAAAAGTAAAGGAAATATACCTTATTTAATCGAAGGATTAAATGAATTCACAACAGTACATTTAAAGAAATCTTAATAGATTAATAAAATGACTTACTGGACAACATACATAATAGCTAAAGATCCATATACCGGAGAACTTAAGAAGTATGCAGGTCAGAATATTCCGGGATTAACTAAAAAAGATGCTAAAAGATATTGTCAGCTAAATGGTTTAGGTTATTTGCAGGTTGAAGATAAATTAGTCGCTGAAATACCAGAAAACAATATGGTTCCAGATTGGGAGAAAGCGATATATTATGATAAAATTCAAAATAATTAGATATTTAAAAATGGATCTAATTAAACAAAAAGCATTAGAGCTATATAATAAATTTCCTTTGGGGAACAGGAAAGAAAGCGCGATTGTTTGTGTTAACGAAATCCTTAATGTAATTGAAGAAACAGAGCAAATAATATATTGGTTGAAAGTTAAAAAATACTTAATTTTAGAATTATGAATGAACAATTAGATAAAGCAAAAGATTTAGAAATAAGAAGATTAAATAAATATTTACCTATAGAAGCTGAATTAAATAGAGCTAAAAATAAACATCCATATTTCCCTGATGATATGTTTAAACAATTAGCTATAATGCAAGAAGAAGCGGGAGAAGTTACAAAATCAGTTATGCATTTACATTATGAAAATGGAACACTAGAAAATGTTAGAGAAGAATTAATTCAAACAGCTGCAATGTGTATGAGAATGCTTGAAAATTTAGATAAACATATAGAATATATAAAAAATACATCTTGGTGTACTTCTAAATTAAGATGTGAAGGATCAATGCATTGTAGATTATCTTATTGTGAATTTGATAATAGAAATGATAAAAAATAGTTATGAAAACAGTAATAATACCAATAATTACACGAACAAATATAGAATTATTAAATCGACTTGAAGAAATAGGCTTATTTAATCTAATAAGAAAAGAACCTAAAGAAGAAGGTAAAAAAGGATTTCCTATTGCGTTCGATTATATCAATGGAATATCAGAAAATCCAGAATATATAAATGATAATTGTCATGTATATAAAGAATTTAATGAAAAATATTTTATGTGGCATTATTTTAGAATAAATCTAACCGAAAAAGGAGAACAGATATTAAAGAATAATAACATTAATTATTTTTATGATTTATAAAGGTACTCAAATATTGGTATGTGCTGCCATCGAAAAGCAGCGAACTTAATTAAATGTATAATCGATCCAGTTTTATTTTTTTGAGCTAGGACATAAAAATAAATAATATGAATAAAGAACAAATAGATGCAATAAATAAAGAATGCCCATATAACCAAGGGATATTTACAGAACCTTATGGAATACCAGTAAAGATTAAAGAACCTGTTATTTATTGCCGTTACAAAACAGGTGGGTATATTGGAGGAAGCTGCTGGGATGATAGCGACCCTCGACAATATACAGAAGCAGTGCCTAAAGATAGGTTTAAGGTGCTTGATCTAATACTGCAATTCATATTCCCAGACATAAAATACTTACAATACAAAGAGATTGAGGAATTGATACATGATAATGAAGAAGCAGAATATGAATATTATGGGAATAGTACGAACTGGAAATGTGAGTATATAATACTCAGTGAATTAGAGGCACTTATTGCAGGGTGGAAAAAATAAAACTAGCATAAAATTTATTTGAAATACTTAACTTAATAATACGAGCTATGGAAAACAGATTTAAAAAATATTTAATGTACGAAAAAGAAAACGGTAAAATAGTTAATGTAAATCCACAAGCATTTGAACTTGCTGATGAAGCTTTTTTGCTGTTTAAAAGTATGTATGATACTTTTTATGGTTCGATAGATGAAGATGAAAATTTAATATCAATTCATACAGGAGGATGGTCGTATAATGAAGAATTAATTAGAGAATTTGAAGAAACTGGATGGTGGTTTAAAAATCATAAAATAATAGCAAAAGGCGGCAATTATTACTTTAATACTGATATTTATGCAGATAAGAAATGGGAAGTTATATCCAAGTGAGCGTAGGCAAATTTAGTTATGTGTACTTGCTTTTTAGCCTTACGAATAACAAAGTAATAAAATACGTTTTAATGTATTTTTATTACATGTTATAAATTATTAATAAACTAAATAAAACATTAAATTATGAATACTAAAATAACTGAAAATGAACCTCTAACTTTAGATTATTGTTATTATTGGAGGATAAAGAATATAAATGGAGCTTTAATTAGAGATGGAATGAAAGGAGAAATACAGCATGTTAATAATGAATTTTTTTATTGTGAAAATAACATAGCTATAAAACAACTAAAAACTAAAAAAGATTTAAATGATATCATTATTCCAATTGCTAATTTATAAATTTTAAAAAGAAATAGTAATTAAATATAAAATATATTAACTTTGAAATTCGACTGTCAAAGTATATACTTTGTACAATATACAGAGCAGGCTATTTTAGTCGGTTTTTTTATATCATAAATTTTAACTATCTTTGTAATAGATTAATATAAACAACAATGCCAGTAAAAACAGGAAAAGATAATAAAGGTTGTTTTGCTCAATGGGGAAATTCAGGTAAAAAATATTACTTTGAATGTAACAATCCAGTTGAACGCGCAAAAGCAAGAACGAAAGCAGAGAAACAGAGTAAAGCTATAAGAGCTTCAGGATACAAAGGATAAAATTAATGAACGAACAAAATACATATAGAGATAACTTTAAAAAATGCTGGATAGAAAATAATATAAGTATAGTTCGTTTAGAAGAACCAGAGAAAGTAGAATCAATGCATGATGGAATTATTGAAATAAATTCAAAATTAGAATGTAAATTCAATGGACTTTATTGCAGTAGTAAAAATTGTATTTTAGTTAACAATTAAAACATTCATAAGTTATGGATGAATTAAAAAAATATACTTTAAAAGAATTAAAAGAAAAACTAACAGTTAAAGAAAAAAAATTTTGTCATCAATATATTATTGACTGGAATGGAGCGAGGGCTGCAAGAGAAGCAGGTTATAGTGAAAAAACAGCAAGAGAAATAGCACATTATAACTTATCAAAACTTCACATACAGCAATATATAGATTATATTAAGGATGATTTTGAAAAAGAATCAGGTATAAGTAAATTAAGACAACTAAACGAACTAATTAAAATAGCTTATTCAAGTGTTTCTAATTTACATGAAACATGGATTGAGTTAAAAGAATTCGAATCTTTAACAGAAGAGCAAAAATCATGTATTGAATCAATTGAAACAAAAACAGAGAAAAGATTAGAATATAATATTGAATCTAAAGAAAGAGATAAGGAAATTGAAATAAAATATGTAAAATTAAAACTACATTCAAAAATACAAGCAATAGATCAAATTAATAAGATGATGGGATATAATGCGCCTAATGTATTAGAATTAACAGATAAACGAAAAGATATATCTGAATTATTCCCAACTGATGATGAATTAAATGAAACGGAAGATTAATCCAAATCTGAAATATCTTTATTCATGCCTGAAAAATCAAAAGTATGATGAAAATGAAGAATTAATATCAGGTAAAAGAGGAGTTATTTTAGAAGGTTCTAGTCGATGCTTTAGTGAGAATCAAAAAATATTAACTGATAAAGGAGTTAAAAGAATATATGATATAACCACTCAGGATAATGTAATAACATATAATGAAAATAAACGAGTAAATGAAATAAAGCGAGTTATAGCTAAATTAGTATTTAAAAATTCAAAAAAATGTTATAGGATAAAATTAAAAAATAATGAATTTATAGAAGTCACTGATGATCATGAATTTTATTATAATGGTAAATGGGTAAGTATTTCTAATATAATATATATTTGGAATGAAAGGAATAAAAAAAGAGAAAAATAAATTTATTGCTCGTATATCAATAAATGGTAAAAGAATTCAAAATAGTTTTGATGATATAGAATCAGCTAATAGTTGGTTGTGTTCAATACGGTTAAATAATAAATTAAAATCATTGCCTAATGAGGTATGGAAAATTATTCCTAATTTTAATAGATATATGGCATCTAATTTAGGTCGTATAAAATCATTAAATTATAAAAATTCTGGAATTGAAAAATTAATTAATCCATCTAAATCAACAGATGGATATTTAAAGACAATGTTAAAGAATAACGATAATAAATATTGTTCATGGGAGGTTCATAAATTTGTAATGAGATCATTTTATGGTAATTATAATGGATTAGAGGTTAATCATAAAGATGGTAATAAATTAAATAATCAGTTAACTAATTTAGAAATATGTACTAAATCTGAAAATGCTATACATGCGATAAATAATGGATTATGGGAAATAAAAGTTGGAGAAAAAAATGGTATGGCTAAATTAACAAAAGAACAAGTAATTCAAGCTAGAGAAGCTAAAAAAAATAATGGTCGATTTTGGGGAAGAAAAGAAATTGCAAAAAGTTTTAATATATCTGAAAAACATTTACAAAAAATAGTTAATAATCCAGATAAATTATGGTACAATGCTTAGATATAAATCAAATAGAAAGTATAGAAGAAATTGAATTAGATTATGTTTATGATATAACCATAAAGGATAATCATAATTATTATATTAATGAATTAAATCCTATATTAGTACATAACTCAGGTAAAACATGGAGCTCAGTAGATTTAATAATATTAATATGTACAAGAATAGAAACCAATTGCGTTATAAACATAATAAAAGAAACCTACCAAAGCTTTAAAACAACATTATATAATGATTTTAATGAAAGGCTTCCTATGTTTGGTATTCCTTCACCGTTTGAACATGCAAAAGAATTGCATAGCTTTAAAATATTCGGTAATAAAATAAATCTTATTGGAGCTGATAAAATAAGCAAGTTCGAGGGTATGGGATGCGATTATCTATATATTAACGAGATGTTGCCTATTGATAAAAAAGTGTTTGACCATGCAGAAATGAGATGTAAAAAGTTTTGGTGGGCTGATTATAACCCAAGTGTTACTGAACATTATATATTCAATAATATTATTCCTAGAAAAGACGTAGGATTTATTCGTACAACATTTAATCATAATCCTTTTATATCAATACAAGAAAAAAAGAAGATACTTAGTTATGAGCCTTGGGAATCAGGAAGTTATATTGTAACAGAAGATTCAATATATTATAATGATAAGTTAGTAGATGAAAAAAACTATCCACCTCCACATAAAGAAAATATAGAAAATGGAACAGCCGATGAGTTTATGTGGAAAGTTTATGGATTAGGATTACGAGGAGCAATGAGAGGAGTTATATTTAATAATGTAACTTGGATAGATGAATTTCCTGATATACATTTTGATTATGGATTAGACTTTGGATTTATAGCAGATCCAACAGTTATTACAAAATGTGCTGAAGATTATAATAATATATGGATTGAATATTTATCTTACGCTCCTATGGAAACACCGGATCAAATTTTTGAATATGGGAAATCAATAGGAATGAATTATAGATTACCAATAACAGCAGATTCAAGTGATAAATATACAGGAGAAAATAAGGGAACTGTTGAGATGGTTAAGAGTTTACGAAAAATGGGATGGAATATAACTAAAGTAAGCAAAACGAAAAATGTTATGTATTGGATAACATCTATGAAACAAAAAAAGATTCATATAGTAAAAAATGAATTCTATAAAGAAGCTAAAAGAGAACAGGAAAATTATAAATTAAGAGAAATTAATGGAATATCAATTAATCAGCCAATAGATGACTTTAATCATGGTTGGGATTCAGCGAGATATAGACATATGGCATTTAATTCTAAACGACAAGGTATTATATTAAATAATGATTAACATGGAACGAATATTTATTGAAACATTATCAATTTTTCAAGATTCAGATGATGAAAACTTATCCAAAAAATATTGGGCTGAATATGTATTTTCGTTAGATAATATTATAGGATATAATAAATCTACTAATGGATATACAACAATAGATTTGAAAAATGATGGTAGATATGAAATAGCAATAAAATATGAAGAATTTAAAAAAATAATGAATAATTATTATAAACATGAAATTATAATAGACGCCAAAGCTAATTATGAATTTAAAGAGCAATGATAGTAATAATAGATAAATTACTCGATAAATCATATCATACTAAATTTAAAACAAAAGCATCTAAAATAATAGGTATGAGTAGAGATACTATGTTGAGATGGGAGAAGATGGGGAAATTTAAAGGAACGTATAAAAATAGATTTAAAATATATTTAGATTCTGAAAATATCTAAATACGGCAAAAATAACGATAAAATGCCGAATACAGATATCCATTAATTAACATAATAATACTTAACATAATAATTTAGTACATTTGTAGATATAAAACATTTGCAAGTGTTAACAAAAGAATTTGTAAAAAGTGTAATAGAATCAGATTTAGACCCTCGCATTAAGCAAGCAAGGGAAATGAATAAACGTCTTTTGTTGCATGTAGAAGGAGTCGGACTTCAAGAATATTTATCAAGAATAGTTAATTACGAGAATGACTTACAGTTTGATGCAAGAAAAAAACATGCAATTTCTAATAAATTTGTTACAGAAGAATTATTAAGGCCAATTGACAATATATTTACAGCTAAAGGTGGAGGTAAATATTATATATTTTCAACTAATCAAGAAAATAATGATAAAGAATTTAGATTATCATTATCTAATGTTAAAAATGGACAATCATTATCTGAATATATAGAATCTGAATGGTCTAATAAATTAATAACGGATCCAAATGGATTAATATTCTGTGAGATTGAAAATTATGATGAATTACATGATTATAATGAACCTAAAATATATCCTTGTTATAAATCAATTCAAAAAATACGCAATTATAAGCAAAATGGAATAATGATTGAGTGGGTTATATTTGAACCTCATAAAATAGACATAGATGAAGAAAATGAGAAAAAACAGATTGAGTATTTTTGGGCTGTTGATGAATATTATTATTATGAATATAAAATAGAAAATGGAGAAATTAATGAAATATCAAAAATTGAAAATATATTTGAATTCGTTCCAGCTGTTTTATGTTCAAATATAAATGATCCTATTACAGGATTGAAACGATCTCCTATTGATGCACAAATTGAATTATTAGATAGATATGTATTATCGAATTCGGTACTTACTATTGCTGAGTTTCAGCATAATTTCCCTCGTGAATGGGAATATGTAGGTGATTGTAATGTTTGTGGTGGTTCAGGCGTTTTAATGAATGGAGATAAATGTGACATATGTGGTGGTACTGGATTACGAACTAAAAATGATGTCACAGATAAAACATTATTACAAATACCGAAAGAAGGGGAAATAAAAATTGATCCTCCATCAGGTTATACATATCTTCCTACTGAACCGTGGGAACTTATGGTTAAATCTATAGATCGTTATTTTGATATAATTATAAATTCTCACTGGGGAGCAACAAAAGAAAAAAAAGATAATGAAACGGCAACCGGTAGATGGATAGATGTTCAGCCAGTAAATAATAGATTATCTAAATATTCAAAAAGTGCTCAATTAGTTCATAATAAATTAGCTTATATCTTTGGAAAATTTTATTTCCCGGAAACGTTCGTGAAATCAGATATAACTTATGGACAAAGATATCTAATTGAAACACCGGATCAGATTTGGGAAAAATATATAAAAGCTAAAGAAAAAAATGCGCCTGTATCAACATTAGATTTATTGTTAACTCAATATATAGAATCAGAATTTAAAGACAATGAGGTGATGTTTAACTATGAAATAAGAAAAATTAAACTTGAACCTTTTATTCATTGGGATATTGAAATAGTAAGATCATCAATAAATATATCTAATGAAGATAAAGCTAAAAAAGAATATTTTAATGAATGGATAAATACACTTGAAATAAAAGATATTATAACATCAAAAATGGATGATTTAAGAAATATGTTAACAGAATATTCACTTAATAAATTAAAAAACAATGATCAAAGCAAAAACTTACAGTAAGTATGTCGTAAAAAGGAAGCCAGGATCTAAAGAAGTAATGTTAAAACCTGATGGTAGTCCTGAATTAGGTGATTTAATAAAGAATAACATACGAATAACAGAAAGTAAAGCTGAAATTCTTAATTCTGGATGGGATAATAAAGAGCTTTATGTTACATTTTATTATGTAGAGCAGAAAGTAGAAAAACAAGAAGTTAAACAAGAGGAAAAACAGGAAGATAAAAAACCTGGTAGACCTTCAATAAAAAAAGAGGATTAAAAAAATGATTAGTCAAGTAGATTTACAAACAATATCGACAGTGTTCGGAAAGACATCTGACGAAATAAGCAGTGCTATTTCTCAGGAAGGAGAAGTATTGCTTGGCTTAAAATTACCTGGAAAGATTTATACACAAGATGAAATCGAAGGATTAAAAACAGCTATTAGGGGAGCAGGTGTAGAAATAGGATTGAAACAGATAAGTAAACAATTTGGTATTGATTTAAATGGAGAAGATAAAACACCTGAATTTGTAGCTAATAAAATTAAATCAATAGTTTCAAATGAATTCGAGGAAAAATATAAAAATCAAACTCCTGATGAAAAACTTATTGAACTTCAAAAAAAGATTGAAGAACAACAAAAAAGTTATGATAAGCTAAAAGGAACATATGATTCAACTATTACGCAAGTTGATGAATGGAAAAACAAATATTCTGAACTTGAAAATAATTATGAGAGTAAAGAAATTAACAATAAAATATTGAGTTATTTACCAGAAAAGCTTAAAATAGAAAAGGAAGATGCATTAAATCTGATAAGATTAGGAATTCAGGTTGAAAAAACTGATAATGGTATTATTTATAAAAAAAATGGTCAAATTATTACTGATGCAGTTGGAAAACCAGAAACACTTGAAAATGTAGTTAAATCATTTGTTGAAGAAAAAAAATGGATTAGAGGATCTGGAATGAATGGTAAAGACACAGAAATAGGGATTAATGGATTGCCTAAAGGACTAACTGAATCAGATGCTTATAAATGGCTTGAAGATAGAAATATAGAGCCCATGAGTGAGGAAGGTACAGAGAAATTTTTACAACTTACTAGTAAATAAATAATTACAGTGTAATTTTCATAATATAAATGGCAGTGCCAGGACAAAAAAAAATAATTATTAATTAAAATTTATTAAAATGGCAAATTTTTCACCGAGTAATTTAGTAAAAGGACAAGCGTTGTTCAATCAGCGTTATAAGTCTTTAGAATGGAGATTGCCTGACACCGCCGCCTTATCTGTGGCTTATATTGGTGAAAAGGCAAATCCTATGCTTGCAGAATTACGCAAGCGAGAAGATCGATCAGTATCAGCTTATTTTCCTATTAGAAAAACAAAGGCTGCTTCATCTGCAAGGGTGCATAATCACACTGGAACTAGAGGAGATTCTTTAGAGGTGGCAATTAATTGGAGTACTGTTGTTGATACGTTTTCAATATCAATAAAACAAAACGATAATAATGTTATTTCATGGGAAGAAAACTATGCTGCTCAGATGCAGAATTCTGTATTTAATGTATTATCTGCATTAGATACTAGTTTTATAACATTATTAGAAGCTGATAGAACTCAGATAAACGTAGGAGGAGTAAATGGGACATTTGATGGTACAGATTATGTAATGGAAATTTCTGCATCACATAAAGATTATTTCTTTCAGAATCTAATGGCTAATATGAGACAAAATCTTTATAAAGGCCAGTTAACTGTTATTGTTGACTCATTATCAGGAATTGAAGCAGCCAGACAAGCAAATCAAGGTATTGGAAATGCTACCAATTTAGGCTATCAATTCCTAAACATGAATATTGTTCAGTCTACAAACGCAATTCTTGACGGATTAACTGACACTTATGATGGAGCAGCTTTAGCATTTCCAATGGATTCAGCAGGAGTTGTATTCTGGATACCAAAACAAAATCGTAAAGCTTTAGACCCTGTACAAGCTCTTAGTTATAATGGTGATTTTGGTTCTATTAATGTTCCTATATATGATGATAAAGGAAATGTACGGTACAATGTACCTTTAGCTATTCATTCGTATGCAGAAAGAGCAGATGCTTCAGCCTCAAACGGTTCGGCACAGGATGTTGTAATTCAAATTGAAGTATCGCTAGATATGGCTTATGTATCAGCTCCTCTATCAACATTCAGAGGAAGTAATGATTCAGTAGTTTATGGATTTGGACAATTAAGCTAATAGGAGGAAATAAAATGAAAAAAATATTAATATTATTTGCGTTTATTATTTCTGCTATCTATGTTAATGCACAAGTAGATTTAAAATCAGAATATTCATTAACTACAGATACTGTAACTAATACAGGAACAGTTTATATGACTGTTGGTGCTGCCTTCTCTGGGGATAATATATTAGCTGTCTCAGCTAAAACTACACAATTAAGTGGAACATCTGCTGGTACAGCTACATTGGAATGGAGCATAGATGGTACTGATTATAAAACTCATCCAACTGCTGACACTATGACAATAGCGAACGGAGCTGTATATATTTGGTCTTTAGATCATACTTACGCTAAAAAATATAGAGTTAAATTTACAGGTTCTGGAACAAATACAACTAAAGTAGAAGGTAAGTATATTTATAAATAAATGAAGCGTCTTTTTATTTCAATATTATTCATAGTCTTTACCCTCTGTTTATTTGGGCAGAGAGGTAAAGGCGTTGTGCAATATTTAGACGTAGATACATTAAAAGGAGAAGATACCATATATATTAATCTTCCAAAGCTTACAGGTTATTATTCTTTATCATTTGAATTATACTTTCATGAGGTAGGTGGAACATCAGATGGTATAGGAATATTAGAGGCTTCAAATGACACTAATTATGTCACATTAAACAATGTTGAACCTGTTATAACTGGAACTCCAAACGATACAATTGTTATATCAGATGGATTAATCCAATATTATTTTTTATATGGGACTCCTGCTATTAATTATCGAGTAAAACTTATAGGTACAACAGGCGATACTACTAGAATCATATCAAATTATGTAATTAAATGATAAGGATTGAAGCTATACAAGCATTAAGGGGTTTAGTCGGATTTAAACAACCGATTAACCCTAATTATGCTTTTCTTGATTCAGATAATTTAAAATCAGATAGTGGATTAAAATTCGAAGATATAACAAGAATAATAACTATTCAGAATATTATTGATACATATGAATATCAAGGAACATTAACAGCAGATCAAAAAAATGGTATACTTGATTCATTAAGAGATTCAGCTGCAAATGATGTACTAATTGAGATATTTAATGATAAATCATTTATAAAAGAATCAAATATATTATTCCCACACGAACAAGATTATGAATCTACAATAGATTTAATTAATGATTTCAATTATATTGAGATAAAACATTTAAAAAAAGGAATAACTACTAATATAAACAATATAATATTATCATTCAGTGAAGATGCAACTTTTAAAATATATTTATATAAATCTACAACGAAAGACCCTATAGAAGAGATAGATGCAACTGTAGTTGGTGGAGAAGATACTAAAATATATTTAGGATGGAATTTAGATGATAGGTATACATATAGATTAGGATATAAAACATCTGAAGTTGGAACATCTAAACCTTATTTAAGAAATTATGAATTATCTAATATTGAAGAATTAAGTAATAATATATGTTTTGAATATTACTCAGCAAATTTTAATGGTGACAGATTAGATTTAAGCAGTGAATTATCATATAGTGATGCATTAGGAATAAACATTGAATATTCTACATATATTGATTGGACATCTGAAATAATTAAAAATAAAAATTTATTTGCTAAAGCTATACAAATACAAATGGCATTAACTGTTGCAGATTTAATTTTAACTACGACTAATAGTAGCATTACGCAAAGATTAACGCAGGAAGCTTTAGAGAGAATTGGATATATTTTAGGTAATGCTGAAAAGGGAACCGGATTAAAAGGACAATTCAGAAAAGAAATCGAAAATATTAAAAGATTTTTCTTCCCCGTAAGTAGAATATATAAAAAAACAATTGGATGATATTTGCAAAAGATGTCACATATGGTCTGGAAACAACTGTAAAACATTTACAGCAATATATAGATGCTAATATTCAATGGTTAGGGACTAATAATATTTATGGACTTATTTATAGAAATTCATCTGATAAAGGAATAATTCCAGAAGCATATATAGGTGATGGAATCACAAAAAAAGAATATGACAATGTATTTTGTCAGGATAATATTACGTCTACAATAGGATTTTTAGAGTCTGGTGATCGCAATTTAAGTGGTGGTAGGAATGTAAATGTTGACGCTATAGTAACAATTAGATTAGATAAAGCCTTTAATAGTGATATAAGAAATGATGAATTAGCTATGTTGCAATTCGAGAGATTACTTAAGGGATTTTATGGGATAAATGAAGTATTAACATCTAAGCAGGGTATTGAAAATGTGTTCTCTGGATTTTATTATGATAATATGCTATATAGAGATATGCATCCGTGGTTAACATTTTCAATGCAAGTTAATTTATTGTATAATGATGATTTAAAATGTAATTCATTAAGTGTCAATTAAAAAGAAAAATATAACTTTTGCCTCAACAGGACAGGATTTTGACCTAAATAAAAACTTTTTAGGTGAAATGACTAGCATATTCCTTACACCTAGCAGTTTTAGCCTTACAGAAAGTGAGTTGCAAGATATTGATACATTATTTAATTATATGTTGGATGGTAAAATATTCCCTATACATCGCATATTTAGTTACGAAACTAATCACAAGGATGCTGAGTATGCAGATGCATTACAAGATTTTAGTTTCAGAAACTATAGAGGTAAAGACATTTTTAAAATAAAATATGATATAAGACCTGATTATCATCAGCTATTGCAGCAATTTGAAGGTCAAGAAATGAGATTAATAATAGGAATGAATAATAATAGTTTCCTGTGCACTCAGTATGGTGATAATGTAAGAGGTTATTTACTATCAGATATAACAATTGAAGATATTGAAATATTTAATACAAACTTAAGCCCTTTAAGAATTGAATTAGCTGATAAAAAAGAGCGAGACAGTGAATTGCAAGTTAATGCAGGATATAGGCTTTTTGATTTAGATAGAAGAATTCTTGAAGTTGAAATAGATGTCACTACTACAACAACACCATCAAATGCAGAAGCTACTTTATCAGTTAGTTATTTAGGAAATCCAATCGAAACATTAATCTTAGAAGATATCATATTCAATGATGATATAAATGGAGATATTGAATTTAATATTATTAATTATAACGGAGGAATATATAAACTTTATTCTCCTGATGCTCCTCCAACGTCAGGCTGTGTTACAATAAACACATATGGGTATATAGGCCGTCAAAGATATAAGATTAGAATTGTTTCCACATATGATAGTTGGGTTCTAATTGATGGGGATAATTTTGTGACAATAAATGGGGGGGATAATTTAGTATTTGTAAACACTAATTAAAAATGGCAGATAAAAATATAAATCAAGTAAATGGTGGTCAAACCACATCACCTACAAATGGCAGGTTCTATGTGATTAGACCAGCTGCCACACCTTCAGGATTTGAAGACTACTGGATTAGTGAATCAGATTTACATTCAGCATTAAATACACTTATATCATCAAATACGTCTAACATATCTAATCATGAAACTAGAATTACACAGGTAGAATCCTCTGTATTAAAAACAGTTGTCCAAAATACAGGAACGTTTGATTTTAATATGCCTATAAACAGTTCAATTGATTCAATTTGCATTAAAACAAGAACTGGAAATCCTATTGTTTCAATTGTAAACGCAACAAGCGGAGACGTGTATTTAAGTGAATATGATATCGAATCTGATGGATATTTAAGATTAACGCTAAATACGGAACCTTTTAAAAATGTATCGAATATTCAAGTAACCGTTATAGGAGGATATATCGATATTACAAGATTTACAAAAACAAATATTTTTAGTTAACATAATATAAATAAAAATTTAAGAAAAAATGTCAACAACTTTATCATGCGGACAAGTAAGAGACGGATTACCTGAATCATGTAGCAAAGGAAATCCGTTGAGAATAATGGCTGGGTTCTTTACAGTAGCTAAAGGAACGTCATTCACTGAGACTGAGGCGGCAGCATTGGCTAATTATAATACAATGGTTAGAGAAAAAACGTTGCTGCCTGTACACGATGTAATAAACATCGAGGATATGTCTTCTGAGAAGAAGGTATTCGAATCTGTATTAGGGTTTAAAAAAACAATGCATAAAGGTATTAGAGGTTATCGCTTATCATTTGATATGACCATGGATGAATATAAGGTATTAGATTCATGGATGGGTAAGAATTTTGATATAATACCTTATGATTCAGATGGTATAATTATTTTTAAATCACTAGGAGGTGACAATTTAGGTGGTTTTCCTATTGCTTATTTTGATGTTGAAAAACCAGCTGTAATTACTGAGGCTGCGCCTATGCTTACAATGGTTGAAATACAGGAAGAAGATGCAAACGATTGGCTATTAGCAAGGCATCTAAAACCTCAAGATAATACAACTATTGCAGACAGATGGTCACCTAAAGATATTAAAACTATAACAAAAGTTACATTAACAGCTGGTGCAGTTGCTGCTAATGCTTTTACTGTTAATCTTGATTATGTTTCTACTTCTGAAATGTTAGACGGATCAGATGTAGCTAAAGTAGTAACAGGAGCATTATTAGCTAATTTTGATGTACGAGATGGAACCGGATCCGTAGTTACACCTACTAGTGTAGTTGAAACTGTAGGAACTCCTGGAGAATATACAATAACATGCACTACTTATACAGGTGGAACAGCTCAGCTAGTAGCTACAGCATCGGATGAGAAGTATTTTGAATCAGATGTTGTTGTTGTTAGTTAATATAATATCATGAACTTAGACCGCATTATAAAAAATTGTGACAGAGTAATAAAAGAACTTCCTTCTTATGCAGCAGAGATTATCGAAGAAGAAAAGAAGGAAGTGCTTTCTATTCAAGAGGAACAAATTAAAAGCGGTTATAGAGGTGATGGAAAAAGAACAAAGAAATATAAAAGCGATGCATATGTAAAGCGTAAAAAACAAACATCAAAATCAAAACCTTATCGTGATTATTTTGATACGGGAGAATTTTTAGGAAGTATGTTTTTAAACGCTAACGGAGACAACGTTTTTATAGGATCATATGATGAGAAAACGGCATTTCTGGAAAAAGAAGAAGATAACGAGATGTTTGGAATAATGCCGTCAAATCAGAGTAAAGTAGATAAACGAATAACACCAAAATTAATTAAAAAAGTAGGAAATGAACTTGGTAAATAACAAAACAGGAAAATCATTAAAGATAGAAGATGCTTTAGTAATAGCGGGGCAACAGGCATATATAATTAAGCCTAAAGAGGCGTGGTTATTAGAGGTTGGGAGTCTTTTGAAATTTGAATATCGTAAAAAACATGGTAAAGTAGTTTATACTTTTAAATGGAATCAAAAAGAAAACAAACTTGATATTTACGACTCAGATAATAAATATGTTAAATCACTCGAAAGAAAATCAGAAACTAAAGTATCATCAGACGTGTCAAACGCTACCGCTAAGAAAAATGATAAATCTACAAAATAGTGTAGATGAAAATGGAGTGGCAGACGCAAGACACATATTAATTGATGAAGTTTGGCCAGAAGATTATGAAGATTCTAATCTTATCCAGGCAGTAGAAAAAATAATGATTGAATGGAATAAGTTGAATGGAATAGAGCATGATATGGATGAATTATTATATAAACAAGATTCAAATCTTTATGATAGGGCTAAACTTGAAGCTTTAGAATTGGCATATATTTGTTGTAATTTAGCTGAATCCGCCGAAATATTAGGAAATATAAAAGAAAAAGAATTATGTCTAAAAGAATGTGATGATATACTCAATAAGTTTAATATATATGGATTAAAAACAAAGCATGATATTGAGCAAAAATCAAAACAAATTGAACAAAAAATAAAAGATGATATAAAAGAGAATATAAGAAAACATAAACATAAAAAAAATATTAATTTTTATGATTTAATTATTCCTATTGAAATATATTTTAAAAAAGATATCGATGAGAATATAACATGTGCTAAATTTATATCATATGTTAATAAATTAAAAAATGTATCATAATGGCTGGTGTTTTTGATGCTCAGAATATTAATATAGTAACTAAACTTAGAGAAGAAATAATACTTATAAAAAAATCTCTAATAGATTTACAATCAGCATATAATAACGCATCAAAAACACAAGATGACGTTAATAAAAAAACAGAAAATTTAACTAAAATAGAAAGAGATAGATTAAAATTATTAGATAATTTAAAGAAAGCGAATTCAGATAATATACAAAAAAATGAGGAATTAAAAGTTCAATTACAAGAGCAGAATAAAATAAATAAACAATTAGCTAAAGAAAAAATAGGATTAATAGGAGCTTATGAGAAAGAATCAAGGAAATTAACCGATTTAAGGAAAAAATATAAAGATTTAGCTGTATCTGGAAAAGAAAACACAAAAGAAGCTAGAAAACTCAAAGATGAAATAACTAAACTTGATGGTAAATTAAAGAAAGTTGATGCATCTACAGGTCAATTTCAACGCAATGTTGGGGATTATCCTGGATCATTAGGAAGAGCTGGATCTGCTGTTCAAAGATTAAACATGCAATTTAAAGCGTTATTAGCCAATCCTATTGTTCTTGTTATAGCTGCTATTGCTGGGGCATTTATAGCATTGGCAAAAGCATTAAAAAGAAGTGAAGAAGGACAAAATGCATTAAATAAAATAAGTTCTGTATTATCAGCAACATTAAATGTATTCTTAGACATAGTTACTAATTTAGCAGAAAAATTAATAAAGGCTTTTGAAGATCCACAACAAGCAGTAAAAGATTTATGGGAATCTATAAAAAATAATCTAGTTAATAGGATTAAGGCTGTAGCTGATTTATTTATCGGATTAAAAGACGTAGGTGTGAATACTTTTAATTTGATAGGAGCAAGTATAAAAGGAATATTTAAAGATAATGATGAAGATATTAAAAAGTATAAGGATGGCATTATAAATGCTACTGCTGATATAGGAGGTGCAATGATTCAAGCTGCAACAGGATTAGAGCCTGAAAAAATAATACAAGGATTTATAGGGATTACTGAAGAAATAACAAGAGAAGCTAAAATTGCAGCTGATTTAGCTAATAAACAAGCAAAGCTAGATAAATTAATTCGTAAAGCTTTAGTTTTTGAGGCAAAAGCAAGAGCAGAGATAAATAATTTAAGAGAAACAGCCGCTAAAAAAGATGAAGTATCAGCTTCGGATAGATTAGCAGCTTTAGAAAAGGCTATAGCTTTAGAAACAGAAATAGAAGATTTAAATGTTAGAATAGCAAAAGAAAAATTATATATAAAAGCGACACAGAATGCTTTAGGTGCATCAACTAAAGAGGATTTAGATGAAGAGGCTAGGTTAAGAGCTGAAATATATAACGCAGAAGCACAAGCAGCTAGAAAAAGAAAATTATTAGAATCAGAGAGAGTGTCAGCGACAAAAGAAGTAAATAAAGAATTTATAAAACAATTTGATGGACTTACAGAAGAAAATAAGAAGTTCCAAGAAGAATTATTTAATGAGCTAATAGAAGAAGAGAAAAATTTAACAGAAAAAATAGAAGAAGAAGAAGAGAAAAGATTAGAAGCACATAAAGAAAGAATAGAAAATCAAAAAGAATTAGACAAATTATATGAACAAGTAAGATTAGAAGCAGAACAATCCGCAATAAATATAATTACAGATCAATATAATGCTTCAATTGATAATAAATTAGCTAAGTTCATGGCATCTAATGAAGCTGAAAAAGAAATACAAAAAGATAGATTAGATAAGGGAATTATATCAGAAGCTCAATATAAGAAAAAAATTGAAGCTTTAGATCTTAAAGCAAGGCAAGAAAGTGCGAAAGCCGAAAAGAAGAAAGCTTTATTTGATATAGGTATTAATACACTCGTTGGGGTGTTAAAAACAACTGCTAATTTAGGATTACCAGCTGCAATCCCTTTTATAGCGGCTACTATTGCATTAGGTGCAATACAAGCTTCGACTGTAGCAGCAAAGCCTATTCCTAAATTTAGACACGGTTCAAAAGGGGAATTAAAAGGCGACACAATGGCAATAGTTGGAGATGGAGGAAAGGCTGAAACTATAATTGATCCTTATGGTAATTATATGTTGACTCCAAATATCCCTACCGGTGTATTTTTGCAGAAAGGGTCTCGTGTGTTATCAGGTGAAGAAACTGAAAAATTAGTAGAAAAAAATAATGAGTTTGCAGAATTAATAAAAGAAACTAAATTAACACGTAAAGCAATAACATCACAAAAAAATATAAGGAGTGAATTTACTCCTAATGCTGTATATTATAGTATAGAACAGAAAAATAGAATCGAACGAATAAGAAGGAGGTATATATAATGTCTTTTTATACTGACAATTTCGGAAGTTATAAAGCATACAGAACTTGGAATGGACTAGGTTCAAGAAGTTATATCATTATATTAATTAATAACAAAACATCAGCTGAAGAAATAGTAAAACACAACCCATCTGGTATTGAAAAATTTGGGTTACAGTTAAAAAGGCATGAAATATATCACGGTATTTTTGAAAATACGTCTTTAGATTTAAGTTTTTCGTTAAAAGAAGATAGTGGAGGACAGTTTATTAAAGACGCTTATGATTCAGACGGAATAAAGGCAGATGTAGACGCAAAAATATATAGATATGTTAAATCTACGAATGATTTCTCATTACTATATGACTATAAGATAAATTTTAAAAAGGATTCGTATAATTATGAAAGTGGATCAAATGGTAATATTATAACTGTTAAATTAAATCAAAAAGGATCTATATCAAAATTTGGTGCGAGAGATGAAATTGAACTTGATATTACAAAAAATGTAAGTGTTGGAGGAACAACTATATCTAATGTAATTAAAAAATCAATATTATTTCCTGGAATAGATATATTTCTTATGGCTGAAGCTAACGGTTTGTTTTGGAATTTTGATATAACAACACAAGAAGGATTTTTCCCTTATAATGTAGATGTTGCTGTATCGCCTGTATACGGTGAGCTATTAAGCGATCAAATAGATGGAAGGGCTAATTTTGAGACAATAATAGATAGTAAAATATATATAAATGATACAGATATAGGAAGATATATAAGATTATTTTTAGAAATGCCTTATACATGGACAATATATACCCCTAATTTAATAGGTCAGGCTGCAATAAACATTTATTGGAAAACATATAATTCATCAGACATAGAAGTATCGTCACACATAATAGCTACTTTTGAAAAAACAGTTTTAAATTCAATTGTACAATCAGGTACTGGAACGTTTAATTATGATAGTACTAATTATCAATCTATAATAGATTCAGGTGGATATATTAAATTAGTTGCAGTTTTGATAGGTTCATCGTTTTTAGCTGGTGGAAATTTTAGATTCATTTTCAATACAAATAATGGCAATGGAACATATATAAAAATAAGCGAAAAATCATTATCTATAGGAGATTCAACAAATGCATGTTATAGTAGTGATGCATTAGGTACAAAATTAATGAGACTTATTTGCGATAAAACAGATGCATTTATAGTATCATATATGCAAGGTATGGATTTAAAAAATATATATTTTACATCGGGATGGCTTTTGCGAAAATATAATAAAAATCTTATAATATCATTTTTAGATTATTTTAAATCATTAAGTTATAGCGAGGCGATAGGATTGCATTATTATGCAAATGATGATAAATTCGTTATTAGAGAACTAGAATATTTTTATCGTGACGAACAAATAATTGATTATGGAGTAGTAAAGAATTTTAGGAGTTACCCTTCGGATGATTATATTTCATCTATAAAAGCAGGATGTAATCAAACGGGCAAATATGAAGATGTGCAAGGAGCTTTAGAATTTAATTTAAAATATAATTATAGTATTGATTTTGATGAAAACAAATCAAAAGATATGCTTATACCTATTCATACTGATAGTTTAGCAATAGAATTAACACGAAGGAAGCAATATAAATATCATTCAGCAGAAGACACGGAATATGATAACGATATTTTTATGGTTTATACTGATGGAAATGAGGTTATAGTATCAAGTAATTTAAGTGGATTTGATGGTGTTGAGGCTTATTATAATGAGAGATTTTTACCTTATAATACTTTATTAAGAAATAAAGGTATTCTAGGAGGTATATTTTGGAAAGATACGGCAAATAAATTAAGATATATATCAAATACTAAAGATGTTGAAGTAACAGATTCATCAGGGATAAGTAATAAGGATGATATTTTGCAATCAGATTTAGAGCCAGGATATTTTTATCCTGAAGTACAAGAATTTGAGCCATTAATCACAATTGATGAATTAAAAGATTTAAGGACTGATCCGTATGGTTACTATAAATGCACTGATGAAGATGGAAATATACATTATGGTTATCATGATATTATAGACGTACAAGATTCTGAAAAAAGTATGAAAGTAGTTGGAAGAACAGCAAATAGGAATAGATAATGAGTAATTGGAAGTTTGAAATACCACGTATAAATCCTTTAAGATTTAGAATGCAATCTTATAATTTGATTGATTATGATTCAATTATGCCTAGATTTGATTTAATGAAAATTAATGAAGATTATCAGAAAGGAGAATATCATATTGAAGCTTATCCAGACTTCATGATAAACAAGACGATCAGTAATCAATTTAGTGCACAATTATATGATCTTGTTTCTACGTTCAGGGCTAGATTGTATAAAGTTGGAACATCTGGTTATATTCAACAGATTACACCTACTAATATAACACCAGTATTTTATTCAGGATATAATGTCTTTAAAATAAATTTTACTCCTACATCAAGCGGATTTTATTATATAACATTCACTATTAGTCAAATAAGTCCGACAGATCCATTATCAAAAGTTGAACCTACATTTATTTCAGACACATTCTATGTTTCTGATAGTTTAAGCACACAAAAAAATTTAATAGAATTAAAATATAAAAACTCAGAAAATGATTTCGGTATGGTTTTCGATGATTATTACACAGCATTTTATGAATGTATGTATAGCGAAGGTGATGGAGAAATAGAAGAGTCAACATTTCAAGTAGACTCAGGGACATCAAAACAGCGTAGTTATTATTACCCTCAAATTGATGTAGTGTTTTGTAATATTAAAAAAAGATACAAACAAACTTTAATAAATCAATTACGATGTGATTCTATATTATTTAATGGAATGGAGTGTATTTGTAAAGATTCAATCACTTCAGAAAATATTGATAAGACGGATTTAGTTAACATAACTACTAAGTTGACATTGAAATCTGATAATAATTTACTAGATTTGTACTAAATAAATTAAACGATGAAAAGAATATTATGTTTAATAGCATTATTAATAATCATAGCAACATCTTATAGTCAAGTTGGTAATTTTAGGGATTTAAGAGTACGAGAATCTATACGTCTAGGAGATAGTACTGTGACTATAATAGGATCTGATACACTTACTAATCCTGCAATGGTTCGTCAATTAATAAGTGAAGGTTCAGGGTATACAGCAAGTAATGGTATTACTAAAGTAGGAAGTGATTTTCAAACGGGGGGAACATTAACAAAAAATACATGGTATAATGGTAATTCATATGATTTTAATATAGGTCAACCAGCAAGCCAAGTAAATAATTTTGATGTTTGGAGTTCTGGAAATGCTACAATTACATCAGATATCTTTAAAATTTCAATGCCATCTTACGAATGGACATTTGATGGGTTAAATATTACTGGTTCTGATGCTGATTATTTAGTAAAAAATAGCAGATTATTAAGTTATGTATCATCGCAAGAGAAGTCATCACCTTTTATATTTTTATATGAAAATCAAGGTGTAACAGCTAATCAAAGACCTGGCGTAGGATTTTATTCAACAAATAGCGCAACCGCTTCACTTATAACGCAAATATATATAGATGATTATGATCAAAACTCAGTCGATAAACATAATTTTATCCAATTAGCCGATACAGGAAGCTATTTTTATATTCAACAAAAAGGTATAACTACAGCTTATTACATGTATCAGATAGAAAGTTTTGCAGATAGCTCTGGATGGACTGTGTATAACGTATATTATAAGTTCAGCACAGGAACTATAACAGTTACAGATAATATAGAACTCGTTTTAGAAATAAATAATAACGTAGGAGGTTATAGCGGAACAGTAGATACTTTTTATGTGGCTGGTCAAAACGAATGGATATTTAGCGGTGATACTATTAGAAAAATAGATACAAGTAATTATAGTTTTTTATCTAATTTATCGGATAGTTCTACTATTTCAGATAGTTCAAGGGTTGCAGCTTATGCCTATAATTCAGATAGTAATTTTGTCACTATTATAGCAGACACAGGATATATAAATAATATATATTCAGATAATGGATTTAAGGTAGATGGTGATTCTATAAACTTAAGTGATTTGACGGTTAGATTTGGATCTCAGATAGCTAATAAAGAATACACATCAGGTAATAATTTTTCATATGTAGCATTACCTGATGCATACGCGGCTTTAGCACATGGAGCGTCTAATTTAAGAAGTCAATTCTTAGCTGACGCAGGTTATGCTATAATGGAGGCTGTTAACACTGCTGGAGATGCTTATAGATATAAAATCTATGAAAATACGGCTTACTTAATACTAAACGGTAATGACACTATTTATAAATTTAACACTGACTCATTGAAGGCTCCTGATGTTATTGCTGAGTTTAAAGAAGTGAATGTAGAAAAGTTAATATCTGATACGAATATTATAAATGGAGACACAATAACTGGTGGAATATCTTTAAAAGATGCTGTTGAATCGGAGCAATTCGCTCAGATAAATTTTAAAGACACAACATTTACAGCGCAATCGGATGGGAGGTTATTTTACAATGAAAATACAAAAAATTTAATATTTGAGAATGATATATCAGATTTTGAACATAATATAGGTTATGAACTTGTAAAGAGGGTATATAATAATTCAGGATCAACAATTACGAATGGGAGCATAGTTAGGCGTACAGGTACATATGTTAACGGTTCAAGAGTTCCTACAGTAGGACTTGCAGGTAATGGATCGGCTGATAGTTCAAGAGTGTGTGGAATGGCAACTGTAGACATACCTAATAATAGCTATGGAATAATAACAATAATTGGAGACGTAAATTTTTATAACTCATCTCATTTAGCAGAAAATCAATTTTACTTAGGACATGCAGGATCTACTATAGATACATCTCCACCACCACCTTATTATTCTGTAGATTTAGGTTGTGTTATTTATTCAGATAATGATTCAGGTATTGTTGCCTTTAATTTTAGAAACCCAACATTTGATCCAACTCCTATTATAAGCTCAGATACTTCAGGATGGCTTAAATTAGTGAGTGTTACACAAAATATTTATACTAAATTTCAAATATCAGATTTTGATTTAGAAAATGATTACGGATTTACAAGATTAGGAGACTCAATACGGTGTGATGTAGGTGGTTTTGTTACGATAGTAATGAATACCAGTTATACTGGTGCAGTAACTTCAGCTACTTGGAGGAAGGGTATATTTTTAAATGGAGTTAATAAACATTCAGTTAGTCGTTCAACTACATCTCAGGCTGTTGGAAATAGTACGGTTATAAAAACATTACGAGTTGAAGTAAATGATTATATATCATTTAGGATAACGAATACAACAGGAAATGAAGACCCTACAATTAATGACTTTAGTTATCAAATACTATACTTACACGAATGATATACTTAATAATAACATTAGTAATACATACTTTTTATACAATATTCAGTAAATTGTATTTAGGATATATTGATAAATCTTATTCAGACACATTTTATAAGCTTCGTGGATGGCATAAGGTATTTTTTTGGTTGTGGATATTAGGCATTTCAGTGCCTTCTATTTATTATTTGAGAGATATATCTTTTATATCGGCATTTGGAGCATTGTTTGTATTAGGTGTTTTCTTTTCCTCGTATACAGTCCAAAAACCTCAGCGAACCACATTTCATGTAATAAGTGCAACAGGAGGAATTTTGTTAATACTTGCCGGATTTATAATTCAACTTGCTAACTGGATAGAATTTAACATCTTCAATTATAGTGTGTTTTTATTAATATTACTTTCAATAATTATCATGCCTATCGGAAAAATAAAAAAAGGTGTAAAAAACCATACATATTGGATAGAATCAGTATTTATTTATATACCAGTTTTAACACTTTTAATCAATGAAATATTTTATACTTAACATAATATTACTATTTACGTTTATTTCTTGCAGAAGCCAGGAAACTGACACTCTTATCTATTATACTGTAGATGAAGTTAACGAAATTGTTGTATTATATCAGAAACAGATATCTGATTTAACAACATATAATCAACAATTAATAGACAGCATAAGTAGTCACAAGTTCCAGGTTGCAGATTATTTAACAGTTGAAAAAGACTCATGCAGTTTTTTCGTGTATGGAGAAAATACAATAATAGAAGTTAATAAACGAAATGATAATGTTGTTATTGATGTACAAGATCATTATAAGAGGATGCAATTTTCATATTATAATGGCGAAATGCAGACTTATTATATGAATTATACGTACACCGTAGGAAGTATGTTTATGAATTCTGAATTAAATAAAGGAAACGCATTAATTGATTTAAATCACTAATTATGAAAAGAATACTATTTAATATAATATTATTAAGTTTTACAGTTGCTTTATTTGGACAAAAAAAAGTACTCCCATTTAATGGGAAAATAATTGTATTTCAAAACAAATATGTTACTACACAAAAATATAACGATCATGCTTTATCTTTTTTTTCTAGGATGGACATTCAACCTTCAGGAATTCAAAAAGATCGTATAAATACAATATATGATACTTTGGATTATTATAATATTATTGACAGCTTAAATCATTTAGCTATTTACGCACTTCATGATCAGCAATCAAGTTTATTAGACTGGGTTAGGGATACAAGTTTAATATCTAATAGCAATGTTTTTTATCATCAGTATAAAGGAATAAGCTCTGATGGTACAGGATATATAGATACAAGATATAACCCAAACAATAGTTTGGTCGGAGGTTTAAATAATGAATTTATTGCATCATATTGCTTTGATAACATAATAGAATCACGAGCAATGATGGGTAGCTATATAGGAGGGAATTTTCATTATTTACTCGCAAGAGATAATGGAAGTATAGGTGGGGCTATAAATAGCACGTCAAGAAGTTTAAATGCTATAAGTAATGGAAGTGGTTTTTCTGGAATTCAAAGGCATCGTTCTGACTCTGTTTATATTTATAAAAATGGTTCCATTTATAGCAAAAGAAAAATAAATTCAGCGTCTATTCCGAATGGTAATTTATATACATTAAGATACAATTTAAATAATACAAGTCAAGGGGCTGCCGTAAATAGCATAATAGGTGCTACGGTTGCAGGAAGCAATTTAACTAATTTACAGCATCAAAAATTATATGAAATATTAGATTGGTATTTCACTCAAACAGGAGCAAAGGGAAGTGAGTTTACATTTGATACGGCAAATATTACATATAAACGTGTAATGAAATTACCATATCAGCCTAATATGACATTATTGCAAAACAGAGATAATTTTAAGGTTGCTTATACTGATGATAGTTTATATTTTTCTGTAGATACCGGTAGAACTTATCCGCATAGAATTTTATACGCTAATGCTGATAGTATAAATACATGTTATGTTTTTAATAATGGAATAATTAAATTATTTAAAGATGGGAATACAGTTTGGGAAAGTGCTGATTCTTTGCAAACAATAGTAAAAGATACAATTTGGAATACAAATGGAACTCCTTATGTATTTCATACGCCAGTTAATTCGCTTTACCCAGGTACATACTTTAATATATTTAATTATCAACAGTCAAAAATCATTAATGGTCATGATATATTTATGTTTGGAAACTACGGGAACACGGATGAAGGGGCTAATCCTGTAAATCTTTATTCATGTGTAGATGGTGATAGTATATTTGTTGTTAGAACATGGGGATTGGGAAATTATAGGGATAATGGAACTGCAATACCCTCACAAGTAGCTGGTAATTTTTTAGGAGATCCTGCTGATACACTTAAAGCAAGGCATGTTCACGGCGTATCATGGATAAATGATACTGCAATTATATATACAGGAGATGCATCAGCTGATGAGGTAAGATGGTTAAAAGCTACAATAAATCCAGATTATAAAACATATACATTTACGTATCTAGCATCTGGTGCAGATTATTGTTATTTTAAATCAACGGGGTTATATTATTACAATGATACAATCTATTTAGGGTCAGATTGCACTGATGACAGCGATCATAAAGGTGTATATAAGTTTTCATATGAAGATATTAATAACGAAATAAATCACGAACGTATATTTAGCAATACAATTCATAACGGTTATGGATTGAATGGAAATGGTAATAATATATACTATTACACATATCCAGACAGAGAAATAATTGTATCTAATGATATTGGTTATACGTGGAAAAAAATAGAATTAAAGGCGTTGCCTGTATCTACTAATCTTTACAAAATGAACATGCTTGATTTTGATGGATATTTTGGATATTATGTTGGAGCCTCTACATTTAGATCAGTTTTAATTAAATAATACTTAATGCAATGAAAAAATTTAAATTAAACAAACTGCTAAGAGTTCCACAAGATGATGACGAAGATGAGCCAGAACCACCGACTAAAGTGAAGAAATGATGATAAAATTAGCTGAAATAGGAAAGGTAATCGGGGGACTACTATTAGTTTTTTCAGCAATAGTGACTTTTAAATTTGACATGCCTAAGATTATAGAAAATATAATATATTTTAGAGGCATTATATTAGGAAGTATATTTCTATTTTTAGGGAGTGCCATAACAACTGAATCTATAATTATTAAAAATATATTATATTCATTAGCTAGCGGTGATTTTGTGTTACTTGTTGCTAGTACTTATAATTTAATTTTTGATAATTTTGTAGATTTAGATATCTATTTTGATTTAACTGTAGTTACAACATTCACAATAATATTAATTATAACAATTATACGGTTATGGTCGAGGCGAGCATCGATATTTCGAAAGCGATTGTAATATTAAGTTATTTAATCGCAATTATAGGAGGGTTTTTTACGATAAGGGCTCAAATAAGGGCAGAAAGACGAATTCAAGATCAGAAATACGCAAGAAAAGAAAGTGTAAACAAAGATATTTCAAATATGGAAGCAAAAATAAATACGCTTGACGAAATAGTTAAAACTAATCGTAAGGAAAATATGGAGGCACATCGTGATATCAAGAATGATTTAAAGGATCATATAGATCAACGATTTGATGATTTAAAAGATTATCTAAAGGCCTTAAATAAAAAGTCTGCATAATGTATAAACTAGGAAAATCAAGTCTTAATAATATAAGTAATATCAATGAATTACTTCAGATATTAGTTAAAAAAGCAATAATCATATCTAAAATTGATTTTGGAATAATAAGTAACGGTGGGTTGAGAACATCAGAAGAACAAAACGAATTATTCAAAAGAGGAGTATCTAAATGTGATGGATATAAAAAAATATCTTATCATCAAACCGGAAATGCTGTTGATTTAATTCCTTATACTGGATATAGATATACATGGGATATAATTGAGTATTTTTACGCTATAAATGAGGCTATAATGAAATCATGGGAAGAAATGAAGGAAGAAGGATTAACTAACGGATATAGTCTTATTTGGGGAGGTAATTGGACTAATTTTAAAGACTACCCACATTATGAATTAAGGGAAATATGATACTATTAATTTATTCAATAATAATTATACTTTCAGCCTTGACTGATGCACTGTTTTTTCAGGGTGAAAAGGCACTTTCTAAGCTAGTAGAGACGATTTTAACCGCCGGTATTATATCTGTGCCTTTTATATATAAAATACATTTAAATAAACGTTTAAAAATTGAATATTTCGTAGCTATTGGAGTTATGTATATCTGTTTGCGTATTAGCTTGTTTGATTTTGTTTTTAATGTAGCTTCAGGGTTACCCGTAAATCATACAGGGACAACTACATTTATTTGGGATGCATTACTATCTTATCTAAAATCATGGCAATTTTGGGTAATGAGAGGATTTTTCTTTACCTTAGCGTGGTTAGTTTGGACTCATAAATTGAGATAATATGAAGGATTTTTTACTCGGCTGGGCAATAATATCAACATTAATTAATATATATGTCATTTGGTTACTTTCAAAAAAACCGCTCACTGAAAATAATATTGAAAATTTAAAACAGAAAAACAAGCGAAATAAGCAATCTAACATTGATAATGATATAAGTAGTCGGATTGACTTAGAAAACGTAAACAACGATAAAAAACAGCGCAAAAAGCGCAAAATATTCACTAAAAAGGATAAAGTATGAATTCATTACTAAAAGGTTTAATCATGGGTCTGATCGGAGCGATTGGAGCCGCTCTTTCAGACATGGAAACTATGAATGTTGCGTACATTGTATTAGTTTCAGTGATTTTCGTGTTTCAGTATTCTGTTAAAAATTGGCTTATGCCTAGTATTTCTGATAAATTTTCTGTTGATATACAGGATTTAATAAGCGGAGTTTTAGCAGCTGTATTCATGGGTATTTCTGTGTATGCTGCAAGCTTATTAACAGGGATTGAATTTACTTGGATAGCATTATGGAAGGCAACAGTAGTTGCAATAATAGGTTATTTTAGTAAAACAATACCATCAAAAGCAAAGGCAGTAAAATAGATTATAACAGCGATAATTTCCCAAAATTAAATAGGCCGGATAATAAAAATCCGGCTTTTTTTATTTATTTTTTGTAACCTTTTAAAAAAAATATCGTAAAAGAAAATATAACTAAAAACAAAAAGTCATGAAACGTTTAGAAGAACTTGCAGAAGAAAGAAGAAAAAGACAGATTGAAAGATTTGAATCTATTGAAAAAGGAATTGAAAATCATAATACAATGTTAGATTATTATGAAAAGACATGCCGTTTATTCGATATGACAGGACGCGGATTATCAAAAAATACTGGTAATTTAGAATTGTTTTAGTAAAACATGACAAATATCATAGTTATAGTGTAGCCTTGTTTTTATCTTTACGTAAAAGAAAGTATAATTAATAAAACTTACTTTAAAATTATGGATTACATAGAACTAAAAACAGAGCATGGCGAGGCTTTATATAATGGAGAAACGCGTATAGTTGCCCACTTAACAAGAAACAAAGTATTAATGGAGTGTGAGATGCCTAGCGATTGGGCAAAAACACGGATATTTCAATTTATGGACAGCCTATTAAAAGCAAACGAAACCATAATTTAATTGTGTTATAACGGGATTGTGGTATGAAATCGAAACCGACAGCACCACAGCCAGAACAATGAACTACACTAACAGAGGTTTTGTTTTATACCACTTGTTACCAACTGGCGGACTTATCTTGCAAAAACGTTCATTAAATGCTGAAAATAAAAAAAGCGAAGCGTGGGGATTTTTTTTCTTCTTTTTGCTTGTTTATTAAAAATATGTGTGTAAATTTGTAACATGAATGACACACAAAATAAAAACAGACGATTCCACTTATTTATTGAACAAAAATGGATTGATAGGCTAAAAATAGAAATGAACTCTTACGGCTTTACAACTGTTTCGTCATTCGTGAGATTTATAATTATAAAGTTCTTTGATAAAAATAAAAAGCAGTAGCGATAAGTGGGTTACTTCGCTATGGGAGCCGTGTGTCACTGGTTCGATTCCAGTATCCCTGCCAAATTAAAACAACATGCAGGGATTAGCTCAGTTGGTAGAGCAACGATACAGATTCCTACTTAAATTTTCTCTGCTTTTTAAAAATATTGCAAGTGGCGATGAATGAGTTACTTCGTTTCGGATATGAAAAAATACTTATTCAATTTTTCCCTTGCAAAGATATTAGTGGTAGCGAAATGTGAGTTACTTCGAATGCTAATCGAGAGGTCGCAGGTTCGATTCCTGTCAAAATGGTGTATTCCGTTTTGTAGCTCAGTTGGTTAGAGCGCTAAAATTTCTCACGTTGATTTTCTCCACTAACTTATTTGCAAGGGTTACATAGCTATTTTATTGTGTAACCCTTTTTTTTTGTTGAACTAATTTTAAATTTAATAGATATGTCAAGATTTAACACTACTTCGGAAGGTACTAAAACCGTAAATTTAGCAGGTGGACAAGCATATAAACAAACACCTGAATTAGAATTGGTTTCAATATTGCTTACTTCGTTTGCAAATGACCAGTTTTATCGTTCATCTTCCGACACATTTGACACTTTAACGCAATTGATTTTAATGTGCGATAAAAAGTTTGTTGCGAAAGCTGCCATTTATGCAAGGACTAAATTTGGAATGCGTTCTATTTCTCACGTAGTTGCTTCCGAATTGGCAAAACATATTGGAGGTAATAAGTGGGCAAAAGATTTCTATGAATCTATTGTTTACAGACCTGACGATATGATGGAAATTTTATCGTATCATACATTAAAGAACGGTAAAATTCCAAATGCAATTAAGAAAGGTTTTGCTAAAGCATTTGATAAATTCGACCGTTATCAATTGGCTAAATATAGAGGTGAAGGGAAAGGATATAAATTGATTGATATTGTTAATTTAGTTCATCCAGTTCCGGTTGAAAAGAATGTAGATGCCATAAATGCACTTGTTAAAGGAGAATTGAAATCGTTCTATACTTGGGAATCTGAGTTAACACGTGCCGGGCAAAATGCGACTTCTGAGGAAGAAAAGGCAGACTTTAAAAAAGATGTTTGGATTAAACTTGTAGGGGAACGTAAACTTGGATATTTTGCACTTTTGCGAAATCTTAGAAACATTATTGAACAAGCACCTGAAGTTTTGGCCGAATCGCTTGAAATGCTTACGAATGAATCAATGATAAAAAAATCTTTGGTTTTACCGTTTCGATTTATTACTGCTTTCGATGAAATTCAAAAGTTGAATAACGGTAAAATTGTTCGTGAAACATTGATTGCTTTGAATAAGGCTGTTGACATTTCAATTTCCAACGTTCCAAAGTTTGATGGTGAAACACTGGTTGTTTTGGACGTTTCCGGCTCTATGTCTGGAAAACCTGCTGTAATTGGCTCTCTGTTTTCTGCTGTTTTGGTAAAATCAAACAACGCTGATTTTATGACATTTTCAGACAGGGCGCAATATCGAAACGTAAATCCAATGGATTCTACAATAACAATTGCAAATTCATTGCGCTTTTCGATGGGAGGAACCAATTTTCAAGACATTTTCAGGGTTGCAAACAAAAAGTATGACCGTGTAGTAATACTTTCAGATATGCAGGGATGGATAGGTTATTACTCACCTGTTGCTGAATATAACAACTGGAAACGAGTTACCGGAGCAAATCCTTTTGTTTATTCGTTCGACCTTAATTCATACGGAAACATGCAATTTCCTGAACAGAATGTATTTTGTTTAGCTGGATTTTCTGACAAGGTTTTCGATATTATGAAACTTTTGGAACAAGATAAGAACGCATTAGTGAACGAGATTCGCAAAGTTTCTTTTTCCTAATGGTTTTGAAAAAACCAATGTGCGGTGGGGCTTTTTTTATTTCTTCGCATACTTCTGTCGTTGATTAAATGAGCCGCCACCGCTTGTTGGTAACGAAGAGATAAAATGCGTTTCAATGCATTTTAATCGAATGTTAACGTAACCTTTTAAATAATTTACCGTATAATCAGTATAACTAAAAACAAAAGTCATGTACGGTTCTATGCCAATATCGAAATACAGAATAGCCAGATATTTATTTCTTAGTGAATATACAAATTATGAAATTCCTGAGAAATTCATAAATTTAGCAGTTAATGATTTGATGAAAAAACCGGATAGATTCTTGGTTAAGAAATTTAGGCGTAGGCATTATATAAATTTACGAGTTTTTGCGCCTGGATTATTCCAAATAATTTACGATTTATAAACTAAAACTATGAAAAATAAGGTATATTATAATAAAGAAGAGGTTATATTAACCGGGAGAACTAACAAATTTCTATTTGAAGTTAAATTTCAAACAGGAGAAACTAGATTCATACACGTAGATGATTTAGATTTTATTTCTGATATAAGAGATAAGAATCACTTCTTTTAATTAACGGATTGTGGTATGAAATCGAAACCGACACAACCACAGCCTAAACAATGAGAATAAGCAACCAGATATTTTGTTTTATGCCACTTGTTACCAACTGGCGGTTATAACGAACCTCGATTAAATGAACAGAAGTAATAATTAAATATTTAAACAGATGAAAAAGATTTATAAAACTAAAGGATTACCATATTATGTGAAGAATTGTAATAATATTTTTGATGCGGTGGCAGAACTGCTTAAAAATAGAATAGGTGTAACAGAAAACGACTTGGAGGAAGTAAAAACAGACCTTATTCAGATGGGTGCAAAAATATTTTGTGCATAACCATATTTAATTATGGACAAGTTACCACATAAGTCTGTTAAATGTACTGCCTTTCTTCCGCTTGTTGCTAACGGTTTAGCTATGAATAGTAGCGGATTAATAGCACAAATTTATCAAAATGAGATACAGTAAATTAATATTATAAACCTATCGAGTAGCACTAATACCACTATTATTTATAGCTGTTGTTATGCGCTGCAGATGCTAATTAAAAGATATGAGTTTAAGAAAATTAATACCAATGACCGATTTTGTAAATCAAATTTTAGCTTATACGAAAGAAAGCAATAATTACCAAAGAGGTATACAACTAATTGATTGGTATGCTGAATTAATACAGCAACCTATAAGTATGGAAATGTTTAAAGGCGATAACCCTTTATTTCCGAATTTTAAAATTGTAGAATCTCAAAAAGAAGCCACAGAAAACAACTATAAAAATGCTATTTGGTATTTTGGCAATGGCGAATTTGCCACTACGCTTTATCGAAAATCAGAACACAGCACAACAAAGTCAGGAATGTGTTTTATTACCAGTTTTCATTTAAGTACAATTGAACAACTTTGTGATAAAGATATTGATTTTAGTATGTTATCTGAATATGCAGAGAGTGACATATTTGATTAGGTTGCGCATAACAAAGAGATAAAATCTGTTTTTATGGATTTTCATCGATTGTTAACGTAACCTTATTAATTCAATTACGTATACTCTAATAAAAAATCTATGGAACTTCATAATTATAAAATATTCATTCAGGATCAGATAAGTAAAAATGGGTTTAATCGTTATGATAAACAGCGATATGCAATGAAACTTTTTTGGTATTTAAAAAAGATTGATTACGCATATCCAATATTTAAAAACAAGCAATTAATAGGATTTAATCTATATACTTTAAAGGATTTCTGGGAAATAATTAACTCATTATATCTTGATAAATGGAAATCAAGTGAAAATAGTACTGGTACAAAATGGTATTATGAAAATGCTGTTTCTGGAACCTATACTGGTGATTAAATAAATATTAATATAAAACGCTTAAAGATATGTTATCTCAATTACAGGATTTAATTTCAGAAAATAATATATCAGAAATCCTAAAAATCAAATCAGAATTAGAAGAACTAGAGAAATATATACCTATAGAGCTTTTCAGCACTGAAAATAGGGAAGCAAAAGAACTAATAGACGAACATTTAAACGAAAAATTATGAAGCCGTATACAGAAAATCAATTAAAAGCCGCTGCATCTGCTGCAAGCTTAGAAATAATGAATAGAAATTTAAGCGAATCAGAACAAAGGCATGCGATGTTTATTAAAGGTGCAAGGTTCGCAGAAACCGAATTCCTGACAGAGGTATGTAATCCAATAAAAATGGAAATAGACAGACTAAGGGATGAAAATAAAATGCTTAAGGATAAGATTGTTAAATTAACAGAATAATTTTTTCATGCTTTATGAAATACATACAATTAGGATTACATCTCACGGATGATTTAGGAATAAAATCGGTAACTATTGATCATAATGAAACTGATTTACTGAGTGATTCAAAGCTAATAAACTTGATTGCACTTGCCTTATTGAAAAGCATTCACTTAAATAAAAGTGATTTGGAATTTCAGGATATGTTAAATGAATTAGGGATTGTAAAATCAAAAAAAAATAGATGAATACTGAATATTCAAATAAATGTGACAAATGCAAAAGTATTGGTAAAGAAACTCATGCAAGGAGATACTTTAAAAAGATTGATAATAAGTGGCTGTATCTATGTTATGGATGTTGGACTCTTTTAAATGAAGTGATTTGTAGTGAGCAAACCTAGATTAAATTAACAGAAGTAATAATTAAAAATAGCTAAGCTATGGCAAAAAAAG